GTTGTGGAGCAAACTTTTTACGTCTCCAATGTGATAGTGTGGTACCTGTTACTCCGATAATCATGGCTAATTGATATTGCTTTAGTTTGTGCGTTGTTAATAAAGCTTCGATTCTTTTGCTATATAAAGTCGTGAGAAATTTTTTCTTGTTAGTTTTTCTCTGTCTCTTTCTAGCCTTCATTTCTTTTTCATCCATGACTTTTCCTTTTATAATAGTAAAGGGGAGATCCTGTGTTAGCAATCTCCCCTGATTGGGCTATTCGTTTAATGTTACTCTCAGATCTCTGAAGTCCTTTATTGTTCTGTTTAGAGTTTCTATCATATCACATACGCGACCATTATATTCTATTATAGCACGTTTAACAGAAACATCTAGTTCACTATTAAGATGAGCCTCTAAACAATCTGTTTCTAATAGCCAATTCTCTGCTACATCTTCAACTTCTTTTGCATGTTCTATGCCTTTTGAAAGAAATTGGTCTGAATAGATGATACGAGCCGCATCGTTCATATCTTGCTCGTCTCCTCCTATAAAGACTCTACTTCCTGTGGGCCTTTCATCTTTTTGCATCTTAGCCTTTCTTGTTTATGGAAGTACGGAGTTGTCCTTCCTTATTATATAATATAATACATTATAAAAAGTTGTCAAGTATTATTTTTCATACTTTGTTACCAAATGGAACACAGTTTATTTAATGTTCCCACGTAGCCAAATAATGACATTGCCAACTAGCGTTCCTATCTCCGGTACTATTAATGTGTGTTCTGATTGCTTTTCTAATGGATCAATGTGGTCATACAAATTATGATTAGGCTCTAATTCTTTTGATAGCCCATCCTCATCACAAACAGCATCTATCGTCTTTCCATCTCGGCTAAGAATCGTGTGTTGAATATAGCCTCCTATCTTGTCTCGCATAAACTCCCAAGAAGGATCGTGTCCAGGCCTGAATAAGTAATCCATGTGAGTATAATCTTTTTTGGGGGAGATAAGCCTTAGAATTGTTTCGTAGTTATTCCATTCAGGCTCATCATAATCTCTACGATTAGGCATAAAAAATGTTAATATTTGCTCATCTTTTATTTCTTTAGTCATCTTATTCTCCTAAGTAAATAAGGGGAGGGCAATCTAGCCCCTCCCCTTATGTTAGCTACATTACTCCTATAGCCACGCATGTTGATGATACTGTATTAGTTCCGCAATCTTCACAAAGGTATCCTTCTGCATCAGGCTCGATTCCCTCTACATAATAGCCACAATCCTTGATGCAAATACCTATCGCGTGTTCATCTCCGAAGGTTGCCTGCTCGCTAGCCTCCAAGAGATCAACACCGAGTTCCTTAATCATTCTACTTTCTACTAGTTGATACTTAGCCATCTTATTAGCCTCCTTGTTGGGCGTCCGATAGTTTGTCCATCATGTGATTAGTAAATTCTTCTGGAGAGCATTGCATTAAATAAACTTCATCATCATCTTTAGTAATTAATTCGGGAGGGGATACTTCCTTTGCATCTTCTAAGGCCTTTGCCTTGTCAAGGTTATCTTTATAAAATTGAGTTTCGATTTTTACCTTTTCTAGTTCTCTGTAAGAATTAGCTATCGTCTCAATTAAAGTTTCTAATGCGTTATTATAAGTTTTTCTACTTTTTCCTCGTTCCCATTTTAATTCTTGGGCCGAGATGTTCATGCTAGTCATTAGAACAGTACAAGCCCTATTCATTCTAAGCAGTACTTCTTTATCTTTCTTTCTTTGAGTTCTTATATCTTCTATTGAAGGCATCTTATTTTCCTTTCCGAGTTATTATTACAGAAAATATGGCTAGATTTAATGTTGCCATTAAAGACCTGTCATTTTCTCTTAGCTCAACCAATTCGTCTACATCAAGAGAACGTAAACTATCTTTAATCGTTTGGTAAACTTCTTTGGAGACATTAAAAAAGTCTTCTACATCTCCGTAGCAATCGTCTTCCCAACTATCTTCGATCTGTTTGCAAAGGTCTTCTACTGTTTTAACTTGTACTTACGATCATCTCTGGCCTTCTTTCTTTTTTAGTTGGGAACATTCCCAGACATATATAAAGATCGCTAATATTAGAAAGTTGTCAAGGGTTTTTTTCACGACTCCTCATCTTTTTTTTCGAGGGCTGAGAGGAGGGCATTCTCTAGTTCTTCTGCTGATTGGCTCTGATGTTCTTCCCCTGTTACTTGTTGTCTCAGGAAGTCACGGGCATTGGGAGCTCTGTCTGTTGTGAGGACGAGCCTCTCGGGACGGGCAATACCGACTTGAGCACAGATGTCTAGTGCTTCTTCTTGTGACGATAGTTCCTGAATGCCACAGGCTTCTGTCCACAATTCAAGTACTGTCCTGATGAGGGAGCTTGTGTTTCGGGGGACGGGCTGGTTTGCCTGTGTGAAGGTCTGGATTGTTTTGGCTATGAGGGAAATTGGGACGTGGCTCTGGACGTTGATTGATATAGCTCTTGGCATCTTGTTTCTCCGAGTTATAAGGGAATGGGAAAATATGTATATATAATGTATAGGGGATTTATTTAGTTGTCAAAGGATATTTAGATATCCATGTATAACATAGTCTATACCCCCCCTATGGTACCCGTATAATTGGGTTTTCTTGTGTTGTTAGCTGTTTTTTTTTTTTTTTTTTTTTTTTTTTTTTTAATTAACTCTGTTGCACACATTCAAGAAAGGTCGTGACATAGGGTAGCAATAGTCTATTATATGTATAGTTCTATGTAATCCTTGCTATATATTTTTAAAAAAGCTATGTAATCCTTGCTGTATATTGTTATTTAGCTAAAGAAATCCTTGCATCTGGGTTGCAATCTGTAACAGAGTAGACAAAAAAATAGACACTAGCTATTTTGCCAATGTCTATTTCCTTTGATCGAATATGCGAACTAGTTCAATTAAATGTTTAGTAAATTATTTGGATTGCAACATTGCTAAGAATCTCTCTTTTTCTTCGTTCGACATTCCTTCAACTAAAGAAATTGCTTTTTCTTCATTCGATTTCTTAGCACGTACTTGACGTTCATAAAGATCGGACAATATAAAAGTACCTTCTTTATTACTAGCATCAACGTATCTTTTATATTGATTTGGATTCGTTGTTTCTAGTTTACGAAATTTACGGTACTTATCTGCCAATCTTCTACGTACCTTATCTTCGTAATCTTCTTTAATCATATCAATAGGTACTTGATCTACGTCTATAATTGTCGTGCATTCTATCCCGTCTACCTTGGAATCTATTTGCATAGTCCCTTCGGGATACCATTCGTTTAAGATTTCTTCATTCGTGATAGGCATCTTATTATTTCCTATTCCGAACTAGTCCACATATTCGATTGTCAAAGAACATGAAGGGAATATAAGGTACTGAGATATCCTGTCAATAGGTACAGGAAAAATAATTCTTTTGTCTAATCCTTCTTAGTACCGGCAAAATTGCTGCACTAAGAAAAATACCTGGGAAAGAATAATTTTTTTCTTTAGTACCGGCAATGTTTTGAGTACGATAAAAAAAGATACCAAATGAGATAAAAAAAGATGTTGCAAATATAATGAGTACTCGAAACGGCATCCCCAATCGAGCCTCCCGCCTTATATTCTCGCTACCTCTGAAATTCCCACCTATTTTTCAAATGTCCTAAGTGGATAAGAAAGATCCATCTTTTGCCTAAGGAAATGTTTTGACAACTCTGTTTTTAGATGCTATCTTGTTTGTATGGTTATAAATGATAGTAGGGCTGATAGTATACGGAGTCTTTGGGAAGCTCATGCTCTCATCAGACAAGGGGGTGTTAGTACGCTTCTTGGAAATGATACGAGTAAGAGAATCGCTGAAACAGCAGAAGTTCTTAACGGAACGGGCCGGAGGGAGGGCCAAATTGAGTTACGCCCAACATCCAGCCCTGCACGTAGCTCTGATTGTGATCTTCCCTCCGTACCCTAAGTGAGAGAGCAATATGCCAGCAGGTAGACAAGGTAGACGTAGAGAGATAGATAGTGCAGTTATCATAAATGCTCTTACAGGTACACGTACATTAGAACAAGCAGCTGGCGTTATTGGCTGTAGCGCTCCTGCCATTAGTGCAAGAGCAAAACAAGATGTGGAAGTAAAGACAGCAGTCCGTGAACAGGAACGCGCTAGGGAATCAGACATAGCAGAGGCAATTATAAACTGCAAGGGCATCTTGTCCAAAATAGCTCAGCGGGTTGGCCTTGGTAGCGGAGCTGCTGTTCGACATCACATTGTGCGGAATCCAAGACTCCGTGACCTCTTTAATGAGGCAAGAGAGAAGGTAGTAGATACAGCTGAGGATAATGTATTTCAGGCAGTTGAAGATGGGAACCTTTCTTATAGTTGGAAGGTTCTTCAAACGCTCGGCAAAGATCGTGGCTATACAGAACGTAAAGAGATAGAGAGTCAACAAGTACATTCTATAGATGAAGCAAGTACAGATCAACTTATAGCAGCTCTTAATCAAGCAGCAGAACGGCCTGAAGCAATCGAGGCGGAGTTTAGTGATATTAGTCCAGAAAGTCAAAAGCTAGTTATGGAAGCGCTATCAGAGGCGGCTCCCACAGAAAGTACCGTTAGTGATGAGTGAGTCTTTCGGGGAAAAGACAGAGCTCACCGTTAAGGGTGCTGCTGAAGAACTTGCACGTAGACAGGCCGCGAAAACTTCGCTAATAGACTACTGTAAGTTCATGGATCCCAGTTACGAGCCTTTCGACATACATAGGTTGATTGCACGTAAACTTGAGGATGTGGAGGCTGGTAGATTAAGGCGGCTTGCTATTTTTGTGCCACCGGCCATAGGCAAGTCCCGCCTCTCAAGCGAGCTTTTTCCCAGTTGGTTCTTCGGTAGGAACCCTACGCACGAGTTCATCGAGACTTCTTATGATGAGGCTCTGGCAAAGAGTTTTGGAAGGAATGTACGGAACTTTTTACAGCATCCTAAATATGCTTTACTTTTTCCCGAAGTCGCCTTAGCCCATGATGCTACGGCTATGGCTGAGTGGAAAACGAATCAAGGGGGTGAGTATAAAGCGGAGGGTGTAGGTGGAGGACTTATAGGATTTCACGGTCATATTGCTGTAATTGATGATCCATTTAAGAGTTATGAGAGTGCCCTTAGTGACAATCAAAGAAGATTAGTGTGGGACTGGTATGCAGGCGTTTTGCTTAATCGTCTTCGCTCATATAAGGATGGGCCTGGAAGTGTTATTCTTATAATGCAAAGGTGGCATGATGATGACTTGGGTGGTAGAATAGAGAAGCTCCATGAGGAAAGTGAAGAAGAGTGGGATATTATAAAGGTTCCCTCTTTAGCTGAAGAAGATGATCTTCTTGGTCGTGAGGAAGGTGAGCCGCTTCTTCCTGATGGTCCTAACAGAAGAACAAAAGATGAGTTGGAACAACTAAGGAAAAGGAATCCTAACATCTTTATGGCTGTTCATCAGCAGAAGCCATTTTCAGATGAAGGAGGATTGTTTAAGCCTGAAGACTTACGGCTTTATAATAGAAGTGAATTACCAGAGAATATAACGCTTTACGGAGCAAGTGACTTTGCTCTTACAGAGGGTAGTGGGGATTACACTGTTCATATGGTGTTTGGAGTATGTTCGCGTGGTCACATTTGGATAATTGATCTTTGGCGTAAGCAAGTTGATATTCTTGGTGGTGTCTCACAGTGTGTAGACTTGATGCTTGAATATGAGCCTTTACAATGGTTCTTTGAAAAAGTACATATGCAGAAAGCTATAGGGCCGATACTTACAAAAGCACGAAAAGAAGCGGGAGCTTGGACATCTTGTATAGATGTTTCAGTTATTGGTAAAGGTCGTAAGGATTCTCCACAACGTGCAGGGTCTATTGCGGGAGCTATGCAGATGGGTTACGTTCACGCACCCTCATTTGCTCCCTGGCTTGCCAATTTTCAATATGAACTTACAAAGTTCCCTAATGGTAAGAATGATGACCAAGTAGATGCTTTTGCTCTTATCGGGATGAAGTTAGATGACTTACTTGTGGCTAAGGGACTTGATCCTGTGGATGAGGGAGCTTTTAGCTTGGAAGTTCAAGGATTATCTTTTGATGATTATCGTGAAATGAATAGCAATAGAAGGCGTGGACGTGCTTGGAATAGAGGAGCTATAGTACTTCCCTTCCCCGAAAAGAGTCCACTTGATGAAGATTGGGACTCAGAACAGGTAATGAATGTATCCTGATACAGAAGACGAAAGAGTAGCTTACTGGCAAAATCAAATAGGGTATAGCCAACAAAAAGCTAAACCATTATTTGAAGCCTGTGAAATACTACAAAAGCAATATTATAATGAAGCCTCTACAGATCGTGAAGCAACTGAAGGTGATGATTATGATGAAGAGCATATTAGGAGAACTAAAAGCGGTCTTATATTTGGTTGGATTGATCAGTCTATCGCTAATATGTTGGATCGCGCTCCTATGTTTAGAGTGCATCCACAGAATAGAGCAGCTGCGGAAAGAATGGATGAAGAAGATCCGCAAAGTTTAAGCTATGCTCAAGCAGCAGAAAAAGTTATCAATTATCGTTACCGTGAAACTAACCAACTTCGTGTAGATGAACGTATAGTTTTAGATGCTTTTCTTAATCCTTATGGTGTAGCTAAAATTGGTTATACATTAGATGAAAAAGAATTACAACAAGAATTAGTAGCTGAATTAGAGGGAGCATTAGATAACGATGAAGATCCAGAAGAAGAAAACACTCTCTTGGCTATTGGGCAACCACTACGAGTGGGGCCTGATGACGATCATGTTTTCCATTTGGAAGCACATAAAGAATTGCGTAAAACGCTTAAAGCACAAGGTAGAAAAGGTAAAAACGCTCCTTTATTAGCTGCTTTAAATAATCACATAAAATTGCATCAACAATACTTAGATCGGGCAGAGCCTAGCGCAAATACCAACATACGTAGAGGTGCTCCATATGCAGTAAGATGGAGGCCTGATATGTTCTTAACTGATCCTTTTGCATCAGAAGGGCCAGGTGATGCACGTTGGATAGCTTTTGGTTGGGAACTTCCATTGGCTGAAGTACAAGCTAATCCAGGCTATAAAAATACAGATCAGATAGAGCCAAGCAGGTATGCAGATGCTCCTCAGTATGATGAAGGACAAGAAGTAGAAGATGGTTTTGATGTAGTTCGTGGATGGGAAATATGGGCAAGGAACTTTCCTGTAGCAGAAGGCAAGTTTAGAAATCTTCTTATAACTATCGTAGAAGGCGCTGATGTTTTTATACAAGAAGAAGAAGAGTGGCCCTATGACAGAATAGATGATTATCCCGTAGAAGTTGTATCTTATCACGCTGGTATGGATAGTTGGTATCACTTGCCTACACTTCTTCTTGGTGGTGGTGATACGGTACAAGCTCTTATTAATGAGATTCTTGATTCCTTTCTTTCTACTATAAGGAAGCAAAAGAATGTGTGGCTTGTTGATCCGAAGTTAGGGATCAACAAAACTGTTATAGCCGATATGTTAGATGCACCTGATGGAAGTGTTATAGAAGTTCCAGGTCTGGCAGAGCGTGGAGCGGCAAATGCTTTACTTCCACTTCCGTTTCAACAGGTTCCAAATGAGAAAAATGAGATGATGTCGCTTTTACAGCAAATGTTTGATAGGTCTGTAGGGACACCACAGCCGATCTCTATGCCTAAAGTAGATACAGCAACAGAAGCTAGTATAATGGAAAAACGTAATACTAGTCGTGAGAATAGACGTAGTGCGTTATTGACAGAATTTCAAGTTCGTAAAGCTCGTAAGATGTTGCAAATGGATTTACAGTATTTGCCAGATCAACTTTTCTTTATTGATCGTAGTGCATCTAGTTTTGTTGAGATTTCTCCTGAAATGGCTAGAGGAGAGTATTGGACAACTATGGATGTTACAAGTCATGCTTCGGCTATCAATGTAGAGAGAAAGCAGTTTATGGACTTGTTGAATTTATTCTCTGGGTTAACGCCTCTCATGGTTGAGTCGTTTGGGCTTCCTCCGAATATTCCAGAACTTGCAAGGCGTGTTCTTGTTCGTGGTTTCGGTGAGGAAACAGTAGATGAGTTGCTCCCAATGTTGGAGTATGCTAGTGAGATGTTACAGCAACAAGGAAAAGATAAAGCAGCTGAAATAAACCAACAAAAAATGGCCCGAACACAGGAAGGTAAAGCACCAGAGTTTACAGACCCTCAAGCACAAGCTGCACAAGATGCAGTTACAGCAGGACAAAATGCAGATACGGGAATTGGGCCTCTTAATCCACAAGCCTTTGCTGAGGGTGTTGCTCCAAGTGAAGGTGGGCAAGCTGCGGAAGCAGAAGCCTCTTAACTCTATTGCAGGGTGAAACACAGTTATGGGAACATTTAGTAATCCAAGTGAATGGCCAAAAGAACGGTGGCCGAATTTTAGTGTTAATGAGATGAAGTGTAAAGAGACTGGCATTTGTTTTGTTGATGAAAGTTTTATGGATAAGTTACAGTTATTACGCAGTGACTTAGGGCGTCCGTTAACTATTACTTCTGGTTATCGTGATGTTTCTCACCCTATAGAAGCCGATAAAATAAAAGGCGGAAAGCCTGGAGGTGCTCATACAACAGGAAAAGCAGTTGATATTGCTTGTGATCGAGAATTAGCGTATGAAGTACTTAAGCGAGCTATGCAATATGGTTTTACAGGAATAGGAATTAAGCAGAAAGGTGATGGGCGGTTTTTACATTTAGATACTATAACGAGTGAGGATAATTTTCACGTGCCTCGCCCAACTATATGGAGTTATTGATATGCCACCAAGTCAATGGCAAAGAAAAAGAATGGATAAACAGCAAGGAAAAACTGGGGATGAAAATATTTTTAGGGATACTAGACTAGGGAGAGCTTTATCTGATGCATTGGGTTTAGGGGAACAAGATCTAGAAAATCGTAGACAAGATCGTAGACAAAAACAAAAAGCAGCACAAAGACGCAATGCGATAGCATCTCGTGAGCAAACTAAAAGACGTGCAAGAAGCGATCAAGATAGAGCAGATTATAACCGCGAGCAATCCCGTAGTAAGAACATGGCAGGAAAAAGAAAAGCTGAAAGGGATCGTGCAAACGCGATGCGTGGTGCAGACGCATGGACTCCGATATTTGAGCAGATGGAGGCTATGGGAACTATGCCTAAAGATAAAACAGCAATAGAAAAAGTTTTATCAACAGACAATTCATCAGAGACAATAACTACAAGTCCTCTGTCACGCGAAGAACAGATCAAAATGTTTATGAGCGGAAAAAGTATAGACGAGTTATTGGAAGCTTTTAATGCGGGTCATATTGATTTCCCAACTTATATTGCAGCACAAGAAAAAGAACTGAGTGAAAATCCTGACGGTGAGTTCGCACAGAAATATAATCAAAGGCGTAAAAATCTTCTTGGGCCTTGGGATGATGATGAGACTGAAGAGCCTATTACCACTGATGAGTATAATGAACTTGTTAGGAGCGGAGAAATTGAGGTTCCTCCTGTTACTATTGTTGGAGAGGGATCTGAAGCGATGGAACCAGAAGAAGAAATTACCGCACTAGACATGAATGAATATGACAGGCCAGTTGATGAAAAAGAGTTTGCAGAGTTTATGGAAAATCGTCCTGAGTTTATGATGCCGGTAGGTAATCCATTAGCTGATTTTGATGTTTATACTGATGATGAGGGTAAGACTAGAGTTAGAGACAGTGAACTAAAAAGATTAAGTGAAAAACCTATACCACAAATGAAAGCAGGCCCTCCAACTTTGTCTAGCTTTTTTGCAAATCTTTTTGATCCTGTTAGTAAAGCAATAGAAGATCTTTATACAAAGTCTAGATTATCTGGTTCGCAATCAGAGAAATATGAAATAATGGATCAGATAGAAGATCTTCAAAAACTGCAGGATGCTGAAAGAGCTGAAAGATATAGCGGGCCAGGTGCAACACGGAGATTAAAAGAGCGTCGTGACAGAGTTTCAGATCGTAATGTCCCACAGCGAATTTTACAGCAAATGCGTGCTTCGCAGATCAAGGGAAAATGAGTAACGCTACGCCAAACATTACGTGGGGAGGGTTGGCCAGTACTACAAATATGGCTCCCTCCAAGCGTAAACCTAAACGGAAAAAAACTAAGCCTAAGCGTAAAGTTAAGATTAAGGTAAAGAAAAACAATGGCAAACGGTAGAATGGAATATAGACCTGCTCCGCCTGACCTATTAGGGTTAGATCGAGCATGGAGCTTATACAAAGATTTACCAAGAGGAAGGCGTGAATTATCCGCTTTAGGGGAAGTTCTTACTACTCCTTTTAGGGCTATAGAAGAAGCTTACCCCGAAAGAAAGGAAGTTGAACAATGGATTGAGGATCAACCTCCCCATCGTTTAGGGCCTATAGGGGAAGCTGTTATTAGTGGGGGAGATGAGGCACTTAGATTTTTAGGAGGAGTGCTTCCAACTACAGGAAGTGCATTAGAAGAAGAACTATTAATGTCTCTCCTTCCTATAGGGCGTTTTAAAAAATTAGACCCACATGATCTTGAGCTCTCAAAATGGGAAAAAGAATTTAGCGATGCGATGAAAGAAAGTAAAGATGCGTTTCAATCTATTAGTCCACATATGAGAAAGCCAGAAGGTGGCGAGGTAATTGATGAAGTTTTAGGTGAGGCGAAATCTTCTGGTTCTGGCTTTAAACTTGTTGAAGGCCCAGAGCCTCCGCAAATAACTTATGATGATTTGACACCGACGCAAAAACAATTTTATGATAATTTATCAGATAAACAAAAAGCACAGTATTCACCTAGTGATATTAATGCTATGGATTCTAAGCCCACATCACAGGCTGATGAAAGTTTTAAAAAGGATATGGGCGAACAGCTCAAAGAAGTTACAAGTCAATATGGAGATGGTAGTCAGTACAAAACAAAAGCAGATGAGCTTGCTGATTTACCTCGACAGCTGGATCTTGCAGAAGAAGAATTATACTATTTATATCCTGAAGCAAAGAATATGCAATCACCGCTTGCAGAAGAACCTCTTAGCTATTCACAGAGGGGTGATATTGAGTTTACTCCTAAGCAAGAAGAAATATGGGATAAAATTCCCTATCAGCTAAAAAATCAACTTACTAATGCGTGGGAATTTTTTGATGAATTTCCAGGTGACGTTTCTCTGGATAATATAACTTTTATTCAATTCGCTAAAAGACTAAAAGATCTTTTTCCTGATTTATCTTATGGTGCTATAAATGCTATTACTTATAAGGCTTACAATCCAAAACCTGTCCCATATCCGTATGGAAGTCTAGGAAACTTTAAGGTCGGAGGAGTCGACTAATATGCCAGTATATTCATTTGTATGTGAGCCATGTAAAAACAAAGAAGACTTTCTTCGGACAGTTGAGGAAAGGAATAAAGCCACACATTGTAGGTGTGGCAATAAGATGAAAAGAGTACCTGAGCGTTTTAATGCAGAGACTTTTGAAGAATACTTTGATGAGGGATTAAATAGTGACGTTTACAGTAAGCGGCACAAAAAAGCTATAATGGAACAGCAGGGCGTTATAGAGGCTGGAGATCCTGTTCATGGAGGTAGGAATTTTGATTCAAAGATGCCGAACTTGATTGGGAAGCAGAAACCAAAGGGTAAAGTTTGGAATCCACCAAAATCAAAGAGTGATGCAGAAGTTACTACGATGAATGAAAAGGGTGAAGTTACAGGTACTCACAAGATAGATGATCTTCCAAATGCAGGGGAAGGTCTTAAATGATGGGGCTAAATAAAAAGAGCCTCCTACAATTTTGCGGAGGATATTAGTATGTCAGAAGTGGCTGGAGATATGGGTGATGCAGGTGTTGTAGATTCAGAAAGTGTTTCCGCACAAGAGGACTATCGTTCTTTTGTTAACGAGGAAGCTGGAAAGTGGGGGGACGTTGATGATCAGGGCGTCCTTGATGGACTGGAAGTATCAGGAGTAGAGATGGAACCTGAGTCTCAAGCCGATGCACCTGTTCCACAAGTAAGAGTGGATGAAGGTCGTAGGCAAGGTACAGATGAGGTTTTATCTCGACTAAGACAGAGTGACCCTGAAGCTGCTAGAATCATGTCTGGTATGCAACGTCAAATGCACCAGAACATTAATGAGTGGAATGATTTAAAGGGGGAAGTTCTCGGTCTTCGTGAGCAAATGCTATCTCAACGGGAACAAGGGCCAGCTCCTGCACAGGATGAAGGGCAAGTTGATGAACAAGCCTTACCTGAAGGCGTTTCTGAGCAGCATATAGAAATGTTTAGAGCAATGGCTGACCATTTAGGTTATGTTCCTCGACAAGAGTTGGAGGATCGAGCGATAGAAGCTCAATCACGTAGTCATATCCAACAAAATTTAGAGGATGCTTACGGACAGTTTGGTGAACAGTTTGGATCTGTGGATGAGGCAGGTAATGTTAGGATACACCCAGAAGTGCAAGAACGGTTAAGGGAAAGACTTGCACAACTTCGTGATCCAGCAACTGGTATAACACCGTTGGATTTGTATAAACTGGAGTTTGGAGCTCAAGCCCCAGTGCCACAACCTCAACAAGTTATTCAACAGGCACCACCTCCACAACAACGTAGACCGTCTCCAAGTGCGACCGTTAGAAGAAGTTCCAGAGGCAGTGGATCACCTCAAGTAAGGATATATGATCCTAGTCGAAATGATTCTGCTGAAGATGTATTCGAACGAGCTTGGGCACTAGGTAAGCGACAGCTTACTGGACAATAAAAACAAGAGGCGTGAGCCTCATTTTCTTGAGAGATTGTAATGGGAATTAAAGATGCAAGTCCTAGTATAACATGGGGTGGTCTACTTAGCTCCACTGTTATGAACTATTTGGATAGCGGAATGCTCCGTGACCAAGTACACAAACGTAGTTCTTTTTGGAAGTGGCTTAATGAAGGAAGCCGTATTAAGAAGTTGACTGGCGGTGAAAGAATTAAGCTACCTGTAATGTATGAAGGTTCTGGTAACTTTAAGCGTTACTCAGGATATGAAACTCTGGATCCTTCAGGTTATGATGGACAGACAAATGCTTTCTTTGATTGGAAGCAAGCGGCTACGACTGTCGTAATTTCTGGTATCGAGAAACGTAGTAATCAAGGCGAAAGCCGTATTCGTGATCTTGCTAAAGATCGTTTGTTCCAAGCAGAAGCTACGTTGGCAGATAACTTAGCTACCGATGCTTTCAGTGATGGAACAGCAAATGGTTCTAAGCAGATTACAGGTTTGGAAGCAATGGTTGCTACTACAAATACTTCTGGCACGTATGCAGATATTAACTTTGGTAATAATGACAAATGGCGTAACAATGTTATTACTGGTGTTGGTAATGCAGCGGCTAATCTTCTGCCTAACCTCCGTACGATGTTTAATGATTGTACTGAGATTTCGGGTGTTGAAGGTGAGCCAGATGCTATCTTCACGACTCAAACAATGGCTGAGACTCTTGAAGCATTGATCGTGCCTGCAATTCGTTATACACCAGGTGGCGAAGGTGAATTGAGTATTAAGCCTAAGTTTCGTGGTGCTACGGTTTATTGGGAAGGCAAGTGTCCTTCTGGAACCTTGTATGTTCTCAATAGTAAGCACATCATGATTTTTGTCCACAAGGATGCGTACTTTAGTATGGGACCTGATGGTATGCAGAGTCCAGTAAACCAAGATTCGTTCTTGGCTCCGATTCTGTTTCAAGGTAACATGGCTACTAACCTACGCGCTGGTTTGGGCAAATTAACTGGTTTGACATAGGAGGTAGATATGGCTGTTACAGCAATTACCTCTGAAGGTCGTATGGCTAATCGTTTGGTGTTAACAGGTACTATGACCTGTGATGCGTCAGGCGGAACAGTGGCCATAACAGATACAAAAAGTCGCCTAATTAGTTTTTGGGCTATAAATTCAGATGGAGAGGAAAGTAATCGAATCGTTCTTAATTCAAATGACGGTACTGAAGATACTGCTAATGGGTCTATTTTTATTTCCCATGCAGGTGATGATACAGACGTTTTGAATTTTGAAGCAACCTTAGTTTAGGAGAAATTAACTTATGTGGATGCAAACAGTAAACCGTACGGATACGGAACGTGTTTGGGTTACTGTCCAAAATACTAGTGGACATACTCTTACACAGCACTATCCAGTTTTTAAGTATGATAGCGCAGCTAATACAGCTAGCGTGTCAACAAATGAAGCAGGTTTAGTTTCTGATGGTTGTGGAGTTGCTAGTATTGAGGGTAACTTAATTGGCCTTGCTTTTGAGGATATTCCTGATGGGTCTGAAACTGGGGTAGTTCAGGTTTATGGTTATCATGAGTCTGTTCTTCTTTATGCTTCACTTATGGCCGCTGGAGCAAAGGTTAATCCAGGTACTCCATTGATGACTATGCGAGGTAACATTGCTAGTGTTGGCATGACAAGTGTTGGTTTATGTGCAGCTGCTAACCGTATTGTCGGGAACCAGATAACAGCACTGGATACACTAACATTTACCGCAACGCCACCAGCGTATGGTAATCACGTTTTTATTCGTGCAATGTAACTTTGTTTCATGTTGTATCACAGTGGGGAGGCAGAGAAATCTGCTTCCTCACAATAAGATGAAGGGCTGATAATGAATTGGATTTATAATTTTTTAAAACCAGTTGACCCAAAAGAAGTAGGGAACCAACTAGTTAGGTGTAGTTGTGGTAGAGTTATGTGGTTAAAAGGCCACGATAAAGTAAAAAAGCATCATATAGGGCATCAGATGCGTACTTTAGAGCAAGGTAGTATTTTCGAGTTTTTAAAATTAAAATTGGGGCTAATTAGCCGAAGAACTTTCGGTGAATGGTTGCGTGATAAAATGGAAAGCAGGGCTGAATGAAGTTAGCTATAGGAGTACCGTGGTACAATGGTCCTGATGCTGATACAGGGCCAGCTTATTTAGATTTAATGATGTACTTTGGTGCATTGCGAGAGAGAACTGTAATGCGTGATTCTATGCCCCGTGACGCATGGTTAGGATTAAGAGATAAACTTCCTATGTTAGATGAGTCAGGTGATGAGGCAGGGAATCCTACAGAAGAAGATTATGACTTACTAGGAAGATTAGAAATAGCCTTAATTGATTACAGTAGAACTAGTCTTGTTGGTCGTGCACGTGAGATTATTGTAGACGCTGCTTTAGATTGGGGAGCTGATTATCTTTTCTGGTGGGATGCTGATATGCTTTTTAATTACTCAGCTTTTTTAAGTTTGTTGCGGAATAAAGTTCCTGTTGTCGGTGCCTTAGCCTTTACAGCGCGTACTCCAATACATCCAGTGCTTTATAGTATAAAGAAAGAGCGTGATACAATAAATAATCAAGAATTTGTTGAGAACTCAGAAATAATTTTTGATTATCCTAAAGAAAAATTAGTGGGGAATGATGATATAAATGGTGAGCTCGCTTTAGGTGGTGCTTGTATGCTTTACAATATGAATGTGTTTAAAGAGATTCCTAAGCCTTGGTTTTCCAGTACAGGTTGTGGCGAAGATTGGCATTTTTGTTATCGTTGCGCTGAATATGGTATTCCACGTTATATGGACACCAGAGTAAAAACACAACATAAAGAACACGCACCTCGATGGGCTGATGCAACATCTTATGAGTTATACAGAAAAACTATACCTGAACAATATGAAGAGCTTATGAAAGCAAATAAGGGGGTTAAATGAAACCTTCACTTACTGTGGCTATTCCTACATGGCATAATTTACAACAGTTAGAATGGTGCATTAAGAGCCTTTTTAAGCATACTGAATACCCGTTAAAAGTTATTGTTATTGACAATGGTGGGAAAGGAGAAGTGAAATATAAGTTAGACATGGGAAATAACATTAATAACAAATTACCTCTAACAGTTATAGAGCCTAAAGAAAATCTTGGTTGGATGGGAGCTATTAACTTAGCTTTAAATGACTGTGATACCGAGTACTTTTGTTTATTAAATGATGATGTTGTATTTATACCTGGTCAACAAGAGTTTTGGCGTATTCTTATTTCTAACTTTAAAGAAGGGTGCGTAGGAGCTGTTAATCCTTGTTCTAATTTTGTTGCTGGTGCTCAAAGCTTAATGTTTATAGATACAGATAATAATTTTAATTCTTCTGTATTAATTGGTTTTTGTTTGTTAATACGAACTAATGTTTTAAAAGATTTAGGCGGACTAGATCCTACATTACCAGGTGGTGATGATTTAGACTTAAGTATTAAACTAACTAAAGCGGGTTATGATTTACGTGTTGATAAGCGTTGCTACTTACATCACTTTGGGCAACAAACAGGCAATAGAGTACACAAAGGTCACTGGGACTCAACTTGGCATCAAGAGTTAACAAATAACGCACTAATAAGAAAACATGGAGTAAAAGCTTGGCATGAATGTTTTCAAGCGGGATGGGCAAAAGTGGAATCAAGATTAAATAGTGCCGAAGAATCGTGTGAAGATTTATGGTTAGAAAAAGTAACTAAAAATTTTAATGGCGAGCCTGGACTTAATATAGGATGTGGTGATAAGGAGGTACAGGGAGCTTTAGGTGTTGATATAAATAATTCAGTGGGAAATGCGGGAGGACAGCAAGGAAAAGATAGTAAAGCAGAGTTAATTGCAGATGCTGCTGATATTCCTCTTGATGATGGTAGTCAATCTTATATCGTGGCCACACATATTTTAGAACACACAATAGATGTCTTGCGTACTATGAAAGAATGGTTTAGATTATTAAGAGAGGATGGGATGTTGTTTTTGTCTGTTCCTAACCACAATAGGCTTCCTACTATGCTTATTGATTATACTCATGTTCACGCTTTTAATAAAGACGCACTTCAGAACTTAATTGAAACTTGCGGGTTTAAAATAGATAATATTGAGGAAGATAAAGTAGGAGCAATAAAAGTGGAAGCAAGAAAGGTGGCTGCATAATGAAATCACCTGGATTGTTTTATAACGCTGATATAAGAAATAATGGTACAGCAAGAAGAATAAGTGAAGCGTTCTTTCGTGAAGGTTTTAAAGACACAGGAATGAAGCGTTATACTAGGCCGTTTCACGATGAGGTTGACTATGGAGAACATGATTTTTGGTTGTTTGTGGATGACGGTAGAGATGACATTCCTATGGAACTTCCTAAAGGTGATGCACCAAAGTGTTGTTATCTTGTTGATACGCACTTAGGGTATGAACAAAGATTAGAGTGGGCAAAGAAGTTTGACATTGTTTTTGTTGCTCAACTTCCAGCTGTAGATAAGATGAAGGGTGATGGAGTTGAAAATGTTCATTGGCTTCCGTTGGCGTGTACTCCGAGTGTTGATCTTACTGCTGGAGAATTAACTAGAGCCTCAAATGAAATCTTAGGTGAATGGGGAGTAAATAAAAGACATGATGTTGTCTTTGTTGGGTACTTAAATAACGGACATATAGTTAATGGTGTACAAGAGGGAAAAAATCGCTTAGAATATTTAGACTGTGTTTTTAATCGGTTTAATAACAGTTGGTTGTCTTTTAATTGTTTTATGGCTGATGCCGCTGTTCGTTATGCACGAGGTAGAGTAGGGTTTAATGTTTCAATTCGTGATGATCTTAATATGCGATTTTTTGAAACTATGAGTTATGGAACCTGTCTTGTTACAAACACTGATGTTGTTGGTATTGAAAGTTTAGGATTTAAAGAAAGCGAAGATTTCTTAGGATATACAAGTCCCGAAGAAGCTATTGAGAAAATTGATTGGGCTTTAAAACATCCTATGGAACGCGAAGAAATAGCAAAGAGTGGACATATAAAAGTACGAGAAATGCACACTTATAATGATCGAATTAAGTTTATGATAGAAATAATAAAAAAATGGGCTAGAGAAGATACTCTGAAAGAGGTGAGTTATGGATAGTGTTGCTCTTAATGGTAGATGGAGTGCCACTGCAGCTGGAACAAATTCTGGTGCGACAGCTACTAAGTCGGCAGTTTCAAATAAAGTAATTGTTACAGATCATGTGAGTGGCCATGTAGACGCTGATAGTACTATACAGCTGAAAGATGGATCTACGGTATTAGCTGAATGGAAAATAGATGTATCAGTAGAGGGTATTTCATTTAGTTTTACTAATCCCAGTGGATGGTTGGCAAGTAGAGATGCAGATGTCACAGCAGTTATAGCTTCTAGCGGTTCTGATTGTCAAATTAATGCTACAGGATTTACAATACAATGAAACCACATATGAGCGAAGGTTTAGAGATAGTTCTTAGTGGCGGAAGCTCTGATTTGGGGCCTGAGAAGCATAAAGGCATGGGGCAATTAGAGCAAATAATCTGTCGACTGGATGCGATAGAAAAGAAGTTGAATATGAAGGCTGAAGGTAAAGAAGAAGAGTCTGAAGATCACTATGAATCAGTGATGTATAACTAAGGAGAATTGATTATGCCAGTAAGACAGCGTGCAAATGTAGGAAAAGGCGTACAGGATATACGTAGAGGAACCAGAAAAAATCCTACAAGTAATAAGCCTTCTAAAGCTGCGGCTCAAGGAACTAAGCAAGCAGCTAGTCCAAAAAGAGCAAGCACAAAAACAAAAGCTGCTAGTTTTAGCAGTCGAAATAAAAACCCGACTAGCGCAGCTGGTAGACCTAAACGTAAGCCTGGAGGTGGAATGTTGGCTGCAAAACCAGGTAGAGCAAACACGCAAAAGTCAGCACAAGCTAATTATGGTAGAGTTGGAACAAAAGGTAAAACTGCCCCATCTGTTAAACGAGCAGTAACTAAAGGTGCAACAAAAAGACGTTATTCACGATAGAAAGGAAGGGCTGGTATGCCAGTTTTAATTGATGTAGAAAAGGAAGAAGTAGTTGGAGAAAGAGACCTTGAGTCTGGAGTACCTCTTATCCTAACAAAAGAACAAGAAGGAGAAGTTGTCTTTACGTCCTATATCAGTATGAATAAAGATAGGGCTGATTGGCAACCTGAAGGTGAATGGATAAAGGAAGTAACAACTGATTTAGCTTCAGGAACAAGAAGGCAACCAAGACTTACAGTTGCCGGAATAGATGGAAGGCCTCGTCCTGTTTCTATTGACGATGGTCTTATTATTGGACTCAAAGGAACAATGAGTCGTATAGTGGGTATTATGGGTGGTAGAGCTCCAATGAGTATGGATGAAGTAGATGCTTATATAGACGCTAATCCCGATGAGCAGATTCCCACTTTTCAAGAGTGGCAATTTCGTATTGCTTATGTTAAGAAAACTAATGGGCCTGAAGCAAGAGCTAACATGCTAAAGAGTGAAGATAAGAAAAGAACTGAGAGTCAATCAGATATGTTTAAGGCTTTTGCTGAGATGTTTAAGATGGGTATGGCTCAACAAGGCGGACAAGAAATAAGTCCTGATGCACAAGCAATGCTTAACATGGGAATCGAAAAAGCTGGCGGGGGTAAGAAAGGAACCTAGCCTTGTATTATAAAAAGATAGTAGAAGAAATACTTGCTTTTGCTGGACAAGGAACGGGAGGACAAGCTGAGACATTAGTAAAAAGAATGATTAATACTGTCTATTTTCGTGTATTAGAAGAAGTAGACACTCCATATGAAGAACGTGTATTTACGGCATCCAGTGTGTCTGGTCAGGCTACACTTGGTATGCCTTTAAGTGTTCGTAAAATTAAGAACATAGAAGATCCTACAACTCCGCGTATGTTAAGTGAAACGTCTGCTCGGAGTTTTGATCGCAGAGAGGCAGGTTCTACTGACACAGGAACTCCGTATGAGTTCTTTGTAGCAGAAACAAGAGGAACACAGAAGTATCCATCTACAAATGGAACTCTTACTGTAGTAAGTAGTAATACAGCTGACGCAGGTGGTAATTTTAATTTGCGTGTTGAAGGTTTTAATACTAATGGTGATTTAGTAACTGAACTTATTGAGATGAATGGGACATCTAATGTAGCTTCTTCTAATAGTTACAGTGCTGCTTTAGGTGTAGAGAGAGTTGTAAAAGCACCTCTTAATGAGCAAATATTTACAGGTGATATAACTGTTAAGGATAATGCAGGTAATCAAATTGCCCATATTCCTACTATGTATGATAGTCCTAATTATATTACAATAGAGTTTAACCCAATTCCAGGCTCTGTAATTACTTATAATGTACGTGCAGAGATGCGTGTTCCACCTTTAGTGAATGACTATGATTGGCCTAAGTTTGATGAACAATTCCATGATATATTGATTTTCGGTGTAACTCAAGATTTACTAGCTGCTTGGGGAAAAGCAGACACTGCAGGAGCTCACAGAATTACATTCGGTGAACGTATGGCAGAATTTACAGGAAGTGCATCCTATGCTCCAGCTGCTATTCATGTATTTGCTAATATACAGAATGCACCTGGTTATCGCCAACGTCCAGGTCGACCCTTAGTAAAAGGTGTCGATTTTGGGTTAGCTTCATAGGAGCGATAAATGGCTATAGCAAGTAACTTAGTTAGACAAAATTTAAGGGTATCACAACAAACAGTTACTAGTCCTATATTTAGGATTAAGGGACAGCGTTCAAGGTGGTTTTATCCTGATGCAAGACTTACACCTGAACACGCTGAAGTAATGCGTAATATTGATATATCTGAACGTGGTGTTGCTCATAGTAGATATGGATATACAGCGTATACAGAAAGTACATTAACTAAAGATGATACATCTAATTATAATGGATATGCGATAACAGGGTTACAAAGTGTTACATTTGCAGATGGGAGTAATAGAAGAGTCGTTTTAGGTACTAGTGCAGCTACTGGAAGTGATGTAACTGCTATGTGGAATGATCCAGGTGGTGTAGGACAAACAATAACTAATCTTACAGGATCAGATACACTTACCGCTGATTATGATACTAGATTTACTTATGCGTTTTTAAAAGATAAACTTTGGATTTCAGACAGTGAGGGACAATTACAATCTTGGACTGGTAGTCTGACAGCTAACTTTACTAAATTAGCACCTAAAGAAGCTACAGCGGGCGTAGGTTCTGATATATTCACTGCTTGTAAAGGTGTCTTTATTCACTCTAATGGTTTAGGTGTTTACGGGACAACTGAAGGCGGAACATACCAACCTACAACAGTTCGTTTTTGTAGTGTTTCCTTGAGTAAAAGCGATATGTGGGTAGTTGATCCTGTGATCTTTCCTCAGCAGAATGTATTTAAATGTTTTGAAGGTGGCGCCCCTATAGTTCACTGTATTGATTTTAATGGTAAGTTGTTAATATTTAAAGAAGATGGACTATATACAGGATTTGTATCTACTACAGAAATGGGATATAGAAACTTTCAGTTTGAGCGAACAATTAGAGGCTTTAGTCCTACAGGTCGAAATGCTATTATTTCGCGTCCCGAATTTTGTTGCGGGCTAGCAAAAGAAGGTATATTTGTTATAACTCCTGATCTACAGTATCAGATTGTTAATAGTGATGATATAACAGAATTTTTTAACCTTAATCTGTTTAGGCTAGATAAAGCACAAGCTGTAGTAAGGGAGGCAGATCACCAAGTTAGGTTTTATATGTCTACTAACGGGTCAGATCTTAGAGGCGGTGGTGCTGGTGGATTTGATATAATACTTGTTTGGGATTGGGAAACTGGTGATTCATGGTTAGATACACCTAGCCACCTTTTGAATACTATTTCTACTTTTGTTGGTAGTGATGGTAAGCAGAGAGATTGGATAGGGGCTATGAAAAATGTTGAAGATGGGCCTGAGTTTGATGGATCTTCAGGTAGAATAAATAGTGGAAATGCTTTTGGTCGTATATTTACAGGTAATGAGTCATCCATAAATGAAGATTGGAAAATTCCTTATACTTGGCACATCAAGATGAGTCCTAATGATCTTGGATTACCTGGTCGATCTAAGCACGTGCTTAATGTAACAACACTTTATCGTAGACGGACAGGACAGCAGAAACTAACATTTAGAGCTAATATTAATGAGGGACGTGAAAGTGCTTATCAAGAGGAAGTAACACTTGGCACAGGGGTACAGTGGGATAGAAATGAAAGTTATAATAAAGGTAGAAAGTGGCCAGGAACTGGTGCGTTAAGGGCTGATGTTTTTGTAAATCGTGTTTGTGAGACTATAGCTCCTGAGTGGGTAAGTGGCAGTCCAGCAAGCATTGAAGGATACATAGTTGAATATATTCCCCTTGACGCTTAATTAGGAGAATCGAATGGCAACAGTAACAAGACCAACTACACCGTTACCAAATCCAGGTGACGAGATAGAAGCAGAACAGGTAAGAGATTGGATTAATAATATACTTTCATTTATAGAAAGTACAAGTATAGATGAAGCTAATGTAAATCTTACGGCAACTACAGGTATTGTTGGTAAAAGTACATCACAGACTATAACAGGAGTAAAAACATTTACTTCTACAGCAACAGGATCAGGCGCAAATACAACTTCTAATTTTGCTCTTAATCCATCTGATAGTTCGATTGCTAATAATGATGGGGTGCGTTTAGGGTTTCAAGTTCGTAATTCAGCTGGAGATGTTCATGACTTTGGTTACTTAGATGTTATAGCAACAGACACTACAGCAACAAGTGAAGATGGTAAGTTTGTATTTTCCGTTTATAAAGATGGATCAGCGGTAGAGGCTTTTTCTATTATAAGTACCGGCCCTGTATTCGCTGGAGATATTACATCATATGAAGATGTTAATGGTGCAGATGTAACTATCTCTATTGGTACAAGTGCTGCAGAATCTTTTAATATAATAGCAGATAATGGTAGTGGTAAAACATTAGAACAAGTTATTTTTGAATCCAAGACAGCTAGCGGTACAGCGGATCATGGAAAACTAGTCTTTAAGGTTGATGAAGTCACAATAGCATCTATAGAAGATGATGGTATTCATGCAACTGTAGGTGGTGTTAATATTGCTGATGATAAGACTTTAGCCTTTGGTTCTGATACTAATTATACTGTTGAGTATGATGAAGATGGTACAGATAAATTAATTGTATCTAGTGCTGTTGATGGTACGGCTTTTAATATGATATTACAAGCTGACAGAGGTGATGATGCGGGAGATGAGTGGTTACTAAGTATTGCTGATGGTGGTATTCTTACTTTAGCTAATGATAAGGCATCAGCCGGAACTCATGCTAACGGAAAGTTAACATTAACAGCAAGCGCTACTGCTTCGGTTTTAGACTTTGGAGGCAATGCCACTCTTTATAATGATCTCAATAATGCTGATGTTTCTTTTGCTATGGGTACTAGTGCAACTGAAAGTTTCAATATTATAACCTCTAATGGTGCAAGTGACAAAGAGCTTTATGATGTAAACTTTACAACAAAGACAGCTGAATCAGATGCAGATCGTGGTGAGTTTATATTTAATGTAGATGAAGCTAAAATACTTACCATAGATGATGGAGGTATTGAATTAGAGTCTGGAATGACAATCTCAGGGTTGTTATCAGGTACTAACTTAGGCTTAGTTTATAATAACTCTAATGCTCTTGCTACAGCTTCAACTGTATTACTAGATGGTACTACATTAAGAGTTGGAACATCTGGAGGCAGTGCAGGGGCAACATTCCAAGTTTATGGTAATACTAGTGGAAGTTATGTAAGTTTTTCACATAGTGATGATGAGGTTACATTCCAGAAGTATGGTGTAGTGCATTATAGCAATGCTACAAACACACCTATAGTACAAATAAAAAATACTTATAATGATGCAACTGCTGGAACATTAAAGTTTATTAATGATAGAGGAGCAGCTGGACAAGACAATGATGTGTGTGGAACTATAGACTTTTTTGGTGATGATGATAACCAAGATAATATACGTTTTGCTCAAATACAAGGTATAGTAGCTGATGCAAGCAACGGAGCAGAAGGTGGTAAGTTAACTCTTTCAGTTGCTTCACATGATGGTGAGCTTAATACAGGTCTTTTCATAGTAGACGGAGATGATGAAGATGAAATAGACGCAACTATTGGTAATGGATCGGCTTCTATTACAACTATAGCAGGAACTCTAACAATGGGTTCAACAGCTGCTATGACCAATGCAGGGCTATTGTCTGTAGGTAACCAAACAGGTATCACAGGTGTAGGTACTATAACATCTGGTACATGGCAGTCGTCAACAGTAATCGCGTCAGCATATCTTGACACTGATACTGCTCACCTCTCAGGATCGCAAACCTTTACAGGGGATAAAACTTTTACTGGAACCGTGACGGTAGGAGTTGATGACACAGGCAAGGATGTTAAGTTCTTTGGTGCAAGTGCTGGGGCTTACATGGAGTGGGATGAAAGTGTAGACCAGCTTCGTATCATGGGTGCGAGTGCTGATGCAACTACGAGCACTGGTAAACTTTTACTGGCTACGGCTAATCCTACTATAGAGGCAAATGATGTCTTAGGTAAGATAGACTTTCAAGCTCCACATGAAACAGGAACGGATGCAATAACTATAGCTGCATCTATTCAAGCGATTGCACAAGACACATTTTCCGCTTCTGTTAATGCTACAGATTTGATTTTTTACACTGGGCATAGTGAAGCCGCTACGGAAAAACTTCGGATTACAAGTCAGGGTGAGATCGGGATCGGTGGAGCTAACTACGGAACAGACGGACAAGTTCTTACTTCTACTGGAGCAGGAACAGCCCCAGCGTGGGAAGATGCAGGTGGAGGTGGAGCCGCACTTACGGGGTCTACAGCCACGACTGTAACTACCGTGACAGGAGCCAATGCAATACAGGGTGAGACAGATCTTAGGTGGGCTTCGCAAATTCTATCGGTGGATGGTGCGTCCAGTACGTGGGATTCGCACATAGGCATTCAAGCGCATATGTGTTTTATCGGCCACGAGGATAGCCATGCTACAAACTGCGAATGGACATCAAACGCTTATTATAACGGTGCCTGGAAGTACATTGGATCGGGTGAAGCCGCAAGGATCAGACTCCAAACAGGTACTCTAAACACGTACCACGCTACGTCTGGCTCTGCTGATGCCTCATTGAGTTGGGTATCGAATATGTACACTGGAGCTAATGGAGAATGGATCTGGGAAGCCACCGGTTCAAGTGCTTTCGTCATCGCAACATCTACACCGAAAAAACCATCTGGGGGCGATTGGTCTGCCACCTCAGATTCAAGGCTAAAAACAGTAACCAGTAACTATACTCTTGGTCTTGACGAACTTTGCAATGCTAATATTCGACCCGTGAATTACCAGTACAACGGCAAGGGTGGCACGAACGCAGACGGCAAGACCTATGTTGGTCTGGTAGCACAAGAAGTTGAACAGGTTTTTCCTAATTCGGTTACACAGTTTTCGGCAAAAATTAATGACTCAGATGCAAGTGAGACATCCGATCTCAGGCAGTTTGACGGGTCAGAAATCAAGTGGGCATTAGTAAACGCGGTAAAAGAACTGAAAACGGAACTGGATGCGGCAAAGGCAAGAATTGCCACTCTCGAAGCCGCATAAAAAGATAATATAGATAGGGAATTAATAATGGCCTATACACATACTTTAGATATTAGCGATCAAATAATGGTCGCACCAAAAACAAAAGTAGGCGCAGTAGAAAAAACTGAAGTAGTTACAGGTGTTTACGCTACAGCGACATGCACCAGTGACACAGATACAGAAACAACTAGAGGGGCATGGGTTATGTTAGATTTAACAAAAGCTAATCCAGATCATTTTATTGAGTATAGTAAATTAACGGGGCTGCCTGGCAGGGTTACAACTGAAGTTAACATTTGGCATACATCAGTCAAGGAAGCATTAGAAAAAGAGAATGATGCTATACCAAGTAAACCTGTAATTAAAACTGCTTCTTGGAGTTAGTGAAATGAGTCCTGCAAAATATCCACTGCCAAATCAGATACCCTCAGCCGAAAGGCAACGAGTGCTGTATATTGAAGCGGTAAAAGAGATCGAGCATTTACGTCAACAGGTTAGTAATGAAAATATCATTGCTAAAGAGTACAAGCATGATAGAGATGATTTAAAAGGCGAGTTAAAGTCAGCTAAAAAATCCATCATTACGATGAGTAAGAGGCAGAAAGCCGTAGATGAAGGTAAAAAAGCTGCGGCTTGGTCTGGTGGAGCTGCTATATGTATAACTATCCTGTATCAGCTTTGGCATACTATTGGTTTCCCTTTTGCTCGTAATGGAGCAGATAAGAAGTGGCAACTGTTCTGGGAGCACGAAGCAGTTTATGGTGCAATGGTTTGGATAGTTACCGTATTTTTTGCTGAAGTGTATAAGGCCACCAATAAGACGTAATGGAAACTGAAGCTGCAGAAGCAATACAGAAGTTTTCAGAATCTTCTGGTATAGGGTTATTGATAGAACAATACAGTTTCTGGTTTATTGTTGGGTTAGCTTTGTTGTTTTTACGTAATACTATTGAAAATATTCTGGCCGGAGCTACGGTCTTTTTAGGAAGTAAATATGATGAGAATCAAACGTGTTATATACAAATTGGTGGAGAGCGTAGACCAGCTAGAATATCAAAAACTGCTATTACTAGTACCACATTTTATGTATATCAAGTAAAAGATGGTCAGATAGTTGGAGGAACACTTTTAAATGTTTCTAACAGTGAATTAAAGTCACTACAAATTGAACGTCCATTGGATAAGTTAGATTTGGACTTCGCAACGCTGGAGAAAGAAAATGCCTAAAGTTGGTGGAAAGCATTACCCGTATACAAAGAAAGGTAAGGCAGCTGCAAAGAAGGCTAAGGCTAAGATTAAGGCTAAGTCTAAACGTAAACCTAAAAGCCCAAATTTGGGCAATCGCATGGGCGGTAAAACCCCCAGTTCTTATTAAGGAGAAATAGCAAGATGGAAGATCAGGATGAGTTGAGACAGGGCGTAGAACAAGCATTAGAACAACGGGCGACTCAAGTAGTAAATGCGGATCCTCAGTGGCAACGTCTTAGGGGAATGCTTGATGTACTGGAAGGAAAAGTAAATTTAAATAAACAGGAGGGTGAGAATGAAGTTCTTGAAGGACAAGTTGAAGAAGGTACTTCTTAAAGAAGGTAAGACTAAAAAGAATGTAAAGATTATTGCTGGGTTTTTAGTTGCTTTATTAGGGGGTATTGGTATTACTGTATCAGAAGAAGGTATTGGAAATGTAGTTGCAGCAATTATGGATTTATTTTAAACTGTATTGCAACCTGAAACACAGTTAGAAAGGTAATAAAATGGCTAACGGATATGAAGACGCAGCTATACAACAAGGTAGTACTAGGGCACCTCGGTACGGAGACCGGCGCCCTTATAAAGAGGCTCAAGCACGTGGTCAGGCTGTGCAAGCAAAGAGACGTCAAGGTGACCAAACTCTACGCAGGCATGCTTATGGAGAGCATATTACGGGCGACGTTCAACCTATAGATGATACAGGATATAGAGTACAGGATAACTACTTTGGTCCTGATGGTCTACAGCATAGTATGGGTTCAGGCTATGAGCAGGATATGCGAGAGTGGTATCGTAATGACCCAGACCCGCACTATAAAATTAAGCTTCAAGACGTAATGGATCAAGAACAAAACAGATGGGATAGATGGGAAAATATGGGGCCTACTGCAGATTCACGGACTACGGGTGATTGGATGTCCGCTGATCAGCAACTAGAAAAAGCGATAACAGATAGAGCAATGGGAAGAGCTGAAAGAGAAGGTCTTGATTTCTGGAATGCTCCTCCGTCTCCGGTAGCTCCGCGTCAAACTTTTGATGCTTATACAGGAGCTCAAAATGCGGCGCTTCAAAGAAATGCAGGACTTAGTGACAGAGAGGCACAACTACAGCAATCCTTTGACCAAGCAATAGCACAAGCAAAAGCAGACGAAGCTGAGCGAAGGGTTGCGAGTACGTGGGGATCATTGGTTGGGACACCTGTAGACGCTTCACCTGCATTTCAACCAAATCCTGTGCAACAGTTGCCAGCTGATATGCGACCTTTAACAGCCGCACCTCCAACTCAAGCAGATGCACTTCGTGGTCAACTTTACGGGCCAGCAGGTAATGCTTTTGTTCCTGCTCCATCTATGGAAATAGCTGGGCGTGGACGAGTACAAGCTGCACCTCCAAGACCCGCACCAGCAAAAGTACAACCTGCACCTACAGCTGCTTCGGTAGGAAAGTCTATGGGAGAGGCAGTAGCACAACCACAAACAACAACTCCCAAAATAGCACAAACAAAACCAAGAACACCGAAGCAAAAAGAGGACGATAAAACTGGTTTTGTTGATATACAAAGACCAGCAAAACAACGTAAGGGCTATGGACAAGGAAGGGCTTAGATGACAAGTGCATTAGAGGATTCTTTAACTGATGAAGAGTGGAGGGCAATACACGCAGGGGAAGATGCCACCATTGGAAAGCAATCCGAGTTAGTTGTTTCAGACCAAATGCTAAGTACACTTGGGGGAACAGGAACACAGCCTGTTTCATGGCGTTCTCCGTCAGCGAGCGAAAGCGATCCTTATGCTTCAGGCACTAGTACGCCTGGGGCTAAGGTTCCTCAAGCTAAATTTGATCCTAAAAAGAACTTACCTGAAGGTTGGCGTTGGGATGCTCAGCTTAATAGGGCGGTTGATCCCGAAGGTGGACAACACACATGGAACGATGAAGATGCGGCTTCTGGACAAGGAGGATGGATACGTACAGATAATCTTGGCGGACCTGAGAGTTCAGACGAAACAACTGGGGGAGGATCAACAGTTAAATTAGATGATGTAGATAAAAGCAAAGTTTCCGGTGGAATGAACGCAGCTGAATATAACCAACAAGTAGAAGAACAACGAAAGGAAAATGCAAGGCTAGCTAAAGGGAGGGAAGAAGCTAAGGCACAAGAAGATCACATCAGAGAACAACAACGTACAGCTTCAGGTCGAATGGCGGCTGAAGCAGAAAGAAACAGATTAAAACGTAATGTAACAGAAGCTGAAAGCTATGATGATTTCTTTAAGGCTGCTGATGAGTATGATCCTGATGTTGATACTAGATCGCCTGAGTACTTAGCACAACTTAGAGAACGATCAAGGATGAAACGTGAAGCAGAAGAAAACTTTCGGAAGTATGGTTCCTATGATCCTAGTGCAGATGAGGCTGTAGAGTCAGGTAGTATGACTGCTGAGGATTATTCTAAATTAAGTGAAAGAGCAGGACAACCAAGAGCTGAACCTACAATGGAGGAACAGCAAGGAACAGACGTACCACAAGTTCAACAAAACATGCCGGGCACTGTACAAGGAGAAACTGATCCAGATGCAGAAAGGCGTGGTAGAGAATTAGCAGAGATGTATGATGATACTGGCATGACATCTGACCAAGAACAAATATCTGAGACTCTACCATGGCAAGAGACAGAAGGTCAAGATCCTACAGGATATACAGAGGAAACTGCAGCTGATGCTTTTGGTGAGCCAACCACTGACACCGAAGTTCAAGAGAATATGCCAGGCACTGTACAGGGTGATGATGTACCGCAAGAGAATAAACCACCTGAGCAAGTAAAAGAAGAAGATAATAAAAGTATGCTTGATTGGGCTCAGGACGAAATGCGTGCTGTTGTTGACTCTATAGGATTTGATGAGGATGAGTACAGAGATGCACAAACAACAGCTGCAGAGCAAAGACTAAGAGAGTCAGAAAGACGGTTAGCTGCTAGATTCGCGTTCACACCTGGTGGAGCACAATCAGGACAAGCAATGGCAGCTTGGTCAGGTCTTGAACAACAGTATAATAATGAAATGGCAGCTATTGAAGATGAAATATTTACACGTAATACAGCAGCTAGAACAGAGAAAGTAACAGCATTACAAAATGCTTTCACTACAGCTGTAACAAGTGATTTAGATCAGCAAAAGATTGATAATCAAATGGAACAGTTCAACGAGCAATTAGTAATTAGCTTGAGAGAACTGGGATTAAACGAAACACAAACTACAGCAGCGGTGTCTAAAATATACGCTGAGATAGGAAATGAGAAACTAAGAACATCCGCAGACGTAGCCGCTATCTGGGCAGGTCTTACTGGAGAAACAGGACAACCTGGTACTATAACAGCCGCTGACTTAGGTATTGATTTAGATGATGCTGATCTTGCCTCTGCTTTCTTAGGTGGAGGAGATGCAGGTAAAAGAGTTGCTATATCTGAATCTTATTTTGCTATGACAGGACAACGGCCTAGTGATGCACAGATAAACAGTATACTAGGTGGTGCAGGAGTAGAAGTAGAATCTATGCCTACTATGGAAGCCCGACAATTAGCAGCTCAAGTAACTTCAGATAACATGGAGAGAGCAGCTAAGTATAAGTCAATAGCGGAACAAAACGGACTTAATAGAGAGCAATTTGAACAAGGTCAGAAAGAGTATGACGATCAGTGGGCATTAACAACTGGAGATGTTGCAGGTCAATTTGGACTAGATCAAAGTAAATTTACAATGGCTAATTTTGATTTAGAAGCATATGAAGCAAAACTAAACCTTAATACTACTTTAGAACCGCAAGTAAGGAATGAGTTACTTACAAACTTTAAAAGACAAAAAGCTGAAGAATTTAAGAATCCCGCTGCTTTCTTAGAAGCTCATAATAGATTTAGAGATACAGTAGGAAATCAAAGAGCGGACATTGCAACTAAACGGAACATGGACGCGGATGCTTTTGCTAATGCCTCACGACAAGCAGATGCAGCTGAGGCTAGATTCTTAGAAACATGGGCAACAATATCAAGAGTAGAGCCACAACAAATTGCTACTGATCGGACTTTTCAAGGTAAAGCTGGTGAGCAACTAGCTACTAGAGTTCGTGATAGTATCTTTAAGCCGTTATATAATATTATAACAGATGAGTTTGGTGAAGATATAGGAGATCAGAAACTTAGTCCAGAACAATTAAATACTGTTGTAGATAATGCAATGACTAATTCTGACTATATAAATAACACGCGAACGCAACTAGAAATTGCATTTCCAGGTAATATATTTACGGACACTGATATACGTCTAACGATTGAAAGCAGTGTGTTAGATTTAAAGGATGTTACAGCTAATCAAATATTAGCAGGGGCGACACACGCACCTGAGCCAAGTCCTACGACAGTAGTATCTTACAAACCCTCACCCACTTCAGCCAAGAGATACAGTGCACCTTATGGTAATTTGACTCCGGCCCAACAATCACAAGTATATGCTGAAATAAAAGCAAGGGCACCTACAAAGTTTGGCATAAGTAAAGTGTTTTCTACTCCATCAGATTGGTTCGCAGGACTTGATCCTGAAGCACAAAGTTCTATCATCAGCTTAATTGGTGGACAGATGCAACAGTCTAATCAACAGAAAACAAAAGGTGGGGGATTCTTTGGTGCTGTTGGTAGAGTAGCAGGTATGGCCTTAGGGGCTTATGCAGGTGGGTTAGGATCAGGCATGGGTGAAACTATAGCAAAGAAAGTTTTTTAACTAATAGGAGATAAATAATGGGTTTTGTGGATAAGTTATCCCGCTTCGGCACTGGCTTTGCTGAAGGTATGGAGCCTGGAATGCGTATGGGTATGCAGATTGGGCGGGAACAAAGAATTAATAGACAACAGCAACAGGCAAATAAAAGTGCAGCTGAAAATAGAATCCTTACCCTTCTACCGAATAACCGTGAAGGTGCTTATGCTTTATTTGAACAGGGGGTAGGAAGTGGTATTATAGATGAGGACTTTAGAACGGTTATGGATGAAAATATAGCAGGAATGGATGACCGAGCTTCCAGACAAACTATGGGACAAGTGTCTCCAGCTATAACAAGAGCAGGTGGAGCTACAGGGCCTAATCAAACAGTCACTGGTCAAGGCTCTACGGCTTTTGATGTGACTACTTCAGCAGGAATAACACAAGCAGTAACAGAAGCAACTACAGATGTACGAGATCTTGGTACGTCTCGTGCGTTAATAGAAGGCGAAGATTTTGAAGACTTATCCGCAGGTCTTAAAGCCGACATGACAGATGCGGAGTTTAGGAAACTTCAATTAAAAATAGCTGAAGATGAACAAGTCAGGAGATTAGCACAATTAAATCGTATTAGCCCTGTTCTTAATGAGTTAATGAGCGAAAATATAGGTAATAGTATAGCTGCTCGAGAAATGATTTATGATAAGCTAAAAGGTTTATACGCAAATCTCTATAAGGAAGGTGAAGGCGGAGAAAAAACAGAGCGTGCTATGCGTAAAGTAAAACATATGCGTAGAGATTATGATGAAGCAGCTTTTGATGAGATGTATGCTGAGTGGGATTCTGGAGGTAGAACTGTTGACGGCTTTTTAGAAATAATGACTAGCCCTTATTCTTATACAAATCGACAATTAAAGTTTATGTTACCTGAAGTTATGCGAGAAGCTACAACTAAAAACCAAGCAGAAGCATTAGTTGATATTAATTATATACAAAGTATGATGAAATCAGCTGCGGCTACTGGTGATCCTGCTATGGTAACTAAGGCATCAGAGAATTTGATGAAAGAACTTAAAGGAAATCCAAACGCACAAGCTTTAGTTGAGAGTTCACTGCCGATGTATCAGCAGGACTCTTTTAAAAATAAGAACAACAATAAAACAGCTAACTTAAAAACAGTTATAGATCTTTATACGTCGGATGAAGCTCTGGCAAACTTGCGTAATACAGGTCAAGAAGTCTTAGGAAAATTTTATGGTGGTAAGGCAACAGGAATAGGTACCTTAGCAGAATCTCTTAAAGATAATATGCCTGATGATCTTTTAAAAATATTAAAAGGCCCCATTCCAAATATTCAAGACATTCATTTAGATCAACTTGCCACTGTTATGACAGAGCGACAAATAAAAACAGGTGAATCACCAGACAGTAAAGCTCCAACAACTTCAAGTACTGGTTTACAAGTTTCTTATTCAGAGGAAGCAAAAGAGGAGCGAGAAAGAGCTGGGAAAATAGTTATACCCGATGATGCTGCTGTAATTGATGCGTATTTTACTATGGCGTCCAGCCCCTTTGCAGGTTATGATCTCAGTGAAGGAGCAGGGGTACACTTAGATGACATTGCTCCAGAGAGGCGGACATTATTGGCTGCCGGTCTTAAGCGGGCTTATACAGATCCCCGAGCTGATAAGCCAGTAATAGAAACAACACTAGCAAAGTATGGAATAGAACTTATTATCGACAGTAAAGGAGTTCCTAAATTAAGAGCTGTTGATCCTGTAGAGCCTATGCTTAAAGAAGTGCCAGCACCGCTAGAACCTCCACCTTTTTTACCTGATTCTACTACTGTTCAACCATCTGCAACACAAACTGTTACACAAGGATAAAAGGATTCACTATGCCGATTAACATTGCTAATGACCCTGATTTATTAAAGTACTTTGGCAAAACAGAAGGGTCTACATTAGAACAAATAGGAAACCAACTAAAAATAGAAGCAGATGAGGATGAAAATTTACCTGGCCCTTATGCGGGTAGAGGAGCTGAAGGATTAAATAGTTTTGTTGCTGAAATGAATAAGATAAAAAGGAAAGACGCGGGCTTTACAGGGTTACCTTTTTTGCCTCAGTTTGACTTAGGCCTTCCTTCTACTTATCAACCTACCGTTATAGAAGGTCAAGCTGACCTGAGAGCTGCTTCGGAAATAAACAGAGCAAAAGGTGAGGCAATCAATCGTGGTGATATTGATGAGCTTAATGAATACATAGCCACTAATGAACACAGTATGCAACATGACCAAGAACGTAGGCTTAATTCTGTATTTGATGCTCTTTCAGCAGGGCAATACTTTACTACTAGATTAGTTGATGATGTAGTAAATCAAGATATTAATTGGGGAGACGCACTAAAAAATGCAACAAGAGAAGCTGGTGATGCGTCAAATGAATTAATCAATGTATTTCTTCCTGAGTTCCTTGAGCCTGATTGGTCGTATAAAGGCAGAAAAAGAATGGATTGGAAAAAAACACTTGAGAACTCTGGCATGGAAAAAGACAGTAGAATTGTAACAGGTCTTGGGTTTGCTATGGATATGATAGTTGATCCCCTTAATTTAGTACCTGGTGCTTTTATTGCAAGACAACTTGGAAAAGGAGCTAGAGCAGGACTCAAGGCTACAGGTCCACTTGGTAAAGGCTTTAACATGGTGTTTAGACCACAAGCTGCTATACAAGATTTAGGTGAGGGTGGTTTAGATTACTTACGTAAACGTGACTATGCTGAAGCAGGGATACAACGTAAGTATCACGATCTTGTTGGGCAAGTAGATGAGATCACAGGAAAGATGAGTCCTGATGAGCTTATTGCATGGGGATTATGGTATGACCAGCCAACAAAACTTAAACAAGAAATTAGAAAATTAGTAAGCAAAGGTGTTATACCTGAATCACGATTAGCTGATATGGATGGTACTATAACGGCTATTGGTAAATTTACTAAAAACTTGTTTGAGGAAGAAGTCTCTATGGGATTATTAAATAAAAGAGCTTTTAGAGACAATTACATGCCTGGTTACTTTGCCTTTGATCCAGCAGCGAGAAAAGGACAAGCTAAATTTTCAGCCAAAGAAACTCTTGCTACAGGCACAGAAAAAGTAGGCTTTGCACAAAAGAGAAAGACGCTTAATAACGAAGAACGAATGAAAAGAGTTTTAGAAGGATCGTTAGAAAGTACAGAACTTAATCTTGATAACCTGTTAAAACGTAGGTCATTTGACCATGCTAGATGGACATCTACTAAACAATTAAATGATGCAGTTCTTAACAGTGACGCCGTGTTAGCTGATGGAACTAGATTCTCAACAAAGATAGATGATGTGGTGGCAAACAATAAAGGTGAGATGGAGAAGTTAAAGAAAGAATTACAAGATCAGGGCGGTAAGATGTCCGTCTTTGAAGTAAAACGAAAAACATTAGATGAAGTGACTGGTGATTTGAAAGATGAAGTAATAGGAGCATATACATTACCTACAGAGGTTGTGGAACATTTGGCTCGGGGTGATGCCGCTTGGTCACAACCAAATAAGATAACTGAATTTCTTGATTGGACTGAGGCTTTTACATCACCGTGGCGTGGGTGGGCAACCTTGAGTCCGGGCTATCATATTCGTAACTTTCAAGGTATGTTATCTATGAATTACATACGTGGCGTAGGAGCTAAAGAATATAAAGTTCCTTTAGATAAAATAGGTCTAACGAAAAAAGGAATATCTTTTACCGGTTTATTTAATGTTAGGGGCATGGCTGTAAGGCATGCGCAAGCACTTAAAGTGCAAATGGCATTAGAAGGTGTTGGAGAGTTACCGTTATCTGTAGGGAGACAATTTAATAAGCTGGCTAAAAAAGCAGGATATAAAAATTTTGATGCTGTTGGAATGCCCGAAATGAAGTTGCCTGGAATGAAAAAGAAAGGTAAAGTAACAGCTTCACAGATAGCTAAATTAGCACAAGAGTATGATGTTCCACAAACTATTGCTATAGGGCAAGGTAAAACAACTGGGGTGTCAAAACTACTAGATCCCGATGATCCGTTTAGTGCTAGTGATGCTATACAGTTTGCATGGAGAGGAGTCCAAAAAACTGTTAACCCTAAAAAGTTAGATGAGTTTGAAGATTTAGATCCTATGACTATTGCCGCTTTTGAGTCCACCCAAAAAGCAAGCAGAACAGTAGGACAAACAGCTGATATGTTGATCGGTAGTAATAACGCACTTATTAAAGCGAACAGAGCGCTTGCTACAATACCAGAAAATAATGGTAGATTAGCACTGTTCATAGATCGTCTAGTTAAAGGTGACACTTTAGACGCTGCTGCTTTAGATACAAAGAAATGGCACTTTGATTATAGAAAGCTGTCGCAAGTAGAAAAGAAATTATTTGCAGCTGCTATGCCGTTTTATGCTTGGACTAGGTTTGCTATGCCTCGCATGATAATGTCTGTAATTGAAAGTCCCGGTCGTGTAGCGGTTCTACCTAAAACGCAAGAAATGCTTAAAAACTGGGCGGAAGATGAAGGTATCCCAACAGGCATGGCTGAGCCTGATTACTATGATGAAGTGCAAGCCACGCAGATACCTTACATGGATGAAGATGGTTATCCTGTCTTTATGACTGCTGATTTACCGATACTAGAAATTAATAAAATGAACGCTAGAGACGTTCTTTCTTCTATGAATCCACTACCTAAAACTATATATGAATGGACAACAGGTGAGCAGTTATTTACAGGAACTCCAATAGAAAGATACCCAGGTGAAGAAGATCGTAGTGTACGTTGGCAATCACCAATGGTAGAAGATCCTACTGGTATAACTGACTATAAAGGACGGCCTATTAGTGATTGGTTCTGGAAAAAATTAGGATTTAAGAAAGCTCCTAAGATGAGTCGTTTTGCTCGTAGTGCAATAAGAAATATAGCTCCTCCGATAGATAGGTATTTGTTACGTCCACAAGAGTTTGAAGCACAAAAATCTCAACCTAATAGAACAGGGTATTGGTGGTTAAGTACTTTTGGTCTTACAGCTAGGCCACACGATCTAAGGCGCGTGTTAAGAGGTAAAAACTTTCAAGACGTACAAATGATAAGAAACTATGAAAAACGTCTAGAACAAGCTGAAGAACGGGCCGAAGAAGAAAGAGACCCAGTAGAAAACTGGGATGAGTATATGGATGAAATGGAAGGTCGCCCAAGCAAAAAACTTGGTGACTCACCCTAATCCATAATAGCATCAGAGAGTCTGTAACTTATGTCCCTTTGTACTAGCTTACCACGAGATAGGCAGAGGGACATTATAGTCTCTGTAAATTCCTCATCACTTATTTCAGGCAATAGCTTTAAATATTCTCGGAACGCAATACGCCTTCCTATCGGAGTTATGCGAACTTGTGGAGCAGGAGTGTCTACTAACCAGAGTAAAGGTCTGTTAGTTTCTATGTATTCTTCACGTTTTAATTCTCGTAACCACTTCTTTATTTGATCTTCTAATGGTGTCGGGCCTATCATTTTAAGTGGGTCACAATAATCTTTTAATTCCGCTAGTACGATTAGTAATTGTGATCGTGTTTTGATTTCCTTGATGTCCATTCTATCCTCTGGTTTGCGTTCTGGTGGGTTTAAACATAGTCCCCTATGTCGATATATATCTTAGACTAGTTAGACGATCTGGTGACATCTGGTGCGTTATGTCTGTGTATCAATATGCAACACAGTTAGTTGTTCCATCTTAGCTTCTGTGCTGAAAGGTCATGTGTTATTTTTCCTTGCTGTTGTAATGCTTGTATAGCCTCAAGTAGTTGTGTGGCACTGGCATCATCCGCAAACATCTGAGCAACAGTAGAGATTGGGACACTTTGAAATTGCTCAACAACGGTTGATAACCTTGATTGCACAGCCGCTAAAGGATTAGCACCTACTCCTGCAAACACTTGTGGCATACTTTCTTCTGCAGTATCTAAATATGATATAGCCCTTTCTAAATCTTCTAACTCAAGTAACTTAGAATTACCTCGACTAGCACAGCAGAGCATGGATAATTTAAACAAGTGTGTTGGTCGCCTCTGCACATAGTAATCAAGACGAGGATCAACAAAGATTTGCCTACTCTCACTATCTGCATACCACTTATAATACCGCTCCTCGTACTCTTCTGTGGGAATAAAGTCTCCAACTAGATTTCTAATCTCAGCTAAATCTTGTGCAAGTAGTTCTCCAAGTCTGGCCTGTTCATCTGTGAGGCTAGGCTTGAGAACTGTCTTGCCTTTCTTTTCTTCATATACAAATACAACCCTACTAGTAAACCCACTCCCGACAGCATCTTCAGGCAGAGCCGCACGTAGTTGACCTGGCGTAGTCGCTCCCAATAAGTGAACCCAAACATTTGGTATTTCTTCCTTTCCCCTTGCATGAGTGTCATAAGTATAACGCCCCTCGCAGTCATACCATTTACAAAGCATTGATAACATCTCTCTTGAGCCATAACCAAGAAATACTGTTAACTCACTACTGTGGATTGTCATACTAGAATGGTGTATCATAGTACTATCTTCTGTTTGATCCACAGCTGCACTCTCTTGTAAACTCTTTATTAATTTCTGGCGACTAGATTCATCACTAGCAGCCGCTATACCTAAAGCATCTAAGAATGATTTGCCGACTCTCATTGCAGTTCCTTTACGGGCTGCAGGAGGTCCGACAAGCACAATAAACATATTAGGATAGAATGTCTCTGTTCCCCACTGCAGAACACATTTACGTTCCATAACACTTGCTATGGTTGATAGAGCAACCCAACGTCTAAATCCAATAGGAGGCTCAGTGTTCTCGGTAAACTCCATGTACGAGTCTACCCAATCATTGAGCACTCTTTTCGACATAATTTTCCAGCTCCACAGATAAATCACCCACACTTACAGTATCAACCTTTTTAGCGTTCCATTCAATCATAGTTGTTTTATTGAATGTAAACCCTAGTTCAGTATCAACAGGAATAGAAAAGGTCTTTCCTCTCCATTCTAACTCATGTTCTAAACTTTCCTTTACTGTCTTGATAATTTCTATTATACGTTCATTCCCTACTGATAAGGGAATTTGATAACGAATACTATCATGGATAGTGTTAAGGAATTGAACTTCTGGAAAAAGATCTTGACGTTCGTATAGAAAACAGACTCCGTATGTGTTCATTAGTTCTGCGATAGTAGATTGTGGTATGTAGGAATAAGCGACTTTAAATAGATCATGTCCCCAGCGATCAAGAAACGTCCTCTTACGCCCGAAACAATTTGTTAGTGTCTTGTTACTTCTGCTTAGTTCTTCACGTACTGTAGCGTGCCATTCACGCACACCTTTATAGATGTGGTGATAGCGCTCTACAATGTTCTTTGCTTCTTTTTCTGTGGTCTGATAGTAGAGGGCAAAACTTCTATAGCCAAGATCATAGTTGAGTCCATGGTTAGCACGCTTACCCCAATCCCTTTGATCCTTAGTTACATCCTCAGGTTGTAGCTCATATATCATACTAGCTGTTTGTGTATGAATATCAATGCCTTCTTCAAAAGCTCGCATCATCTTATTCTCTCCACTAACAAATGCAACTACGCGATTTTCTGCTTGTCCTAAGTCTTGATTGATTAAGATATAACCATCATCCGCAAGCATCAGTGAGTTCATCTGCCATGGTTGGTTCTGAAGATTAGCACCAGTTCCGCGTATTGTCTTGGAGCTACTGATACGACCTTGAGCAGTGCCTACAGGGTTGAATGAACAGCGTAAACGATTATCCTCGTCTAGCTTCATTTCATAGTACGTACCTTGCATCTTACGTTCCTTACGCAGTTCAAGTATTATATCTGCTTCTTTCATTCCTTTAGCACTCATACGCTTAAGTGCCTTATCATCCACAGTTATATTACCATTCCTTGTGTAAGCTCTTTGACGTTTCTCGATATAGAAATATTCCTTTAGTTGCTTAGGACTATTGGGATTAAGTTCCCTACCTGCTATTTCATTTAGTTCTTCTTGTAGTGCTGAGATTTTACGGGAGCACTCCATAGAGGCATCATTCATAGCCTCTGTATCCATCCTTATACCTTTGTTACCTGCATAGACTAGTGGATGGAGAAGGGAACGCTGTTTCTCATACGCATCAAAGTTACCTTGCTTCTTTAGTTCTTCTTCTTGTTTAGGAAAGATTTCCATGAGAACAGCACTGTCCATAGCATTGTAGCGTCTGAATACTTCCTCACTGCCGAATGGATTCTTGAACCATTCCTTGCCGTCATCCTTATAGTACGGTTCCCCATCACAGTACTGAGCAACAAGAAAGTCTAGTCCTTTAGGAAAGTCAGGATAGAGAATCCCTGCAGCTATCATTGTGTCCTGCAATGGTGATCCTACTATACCATACTTAGAGTACAGAAAGGTAGCGTCAAAAGATAAGTTCTGGCCTATCTTTTCCACATTAGGGTCTTCCAACAGATCAGCCAACAGACACATGATGTGAGCCTCTTGCTCAGGGTTCCAATAGTCTGCTTGTCCATTAACAAAAGGAATACACACACTCATATTAGGTTCAGAGGCTATAGCTATGTGACTCATCTCCATGCCCCGAACTTCAATATCATATGCTATACGATTTAACGTACGACAACGTGCAATGAACTGTTCAACATCTTCCATTGATGGGTTAAGAACAAGATGCCTGTTTCTAATTCTTAGCTCTGGAAATTCACTTTCCTTGCGAACACGTAAGAAGTCATTCACAATAAAGTAACGGAACAGGAACTCACGTAGAGCAGCGCTTGGGTGTATTACAGGAATAACTTTCTTACCGGGAAGTAAGGTGCTTTCAAGTATAGAGCCTCGTTGTTTTGTTACGTTAGTCTTTCCTGTCAAAGTATAAAGAGACACGTTACCTAAAGCAACAATGACGTTAGCCTTACTGTCTGATAAGCGTTGTCGTAGTTGTTCTCGGTTAGTATGGTACTCAGCACTTTCTCTTGTCTTACCTTCTTGTACTCGTAAGAACGGGCTTATATCATTTCGTGCAGGCCTGAATTGGAACACGTTATCTAAGTAACACTGCTGTCTACTTATTCCTGCATGTTGTAAGAGTTCTGTTAGTAGTTGTCCTGCCTTACCTACGAACGCACCCCCACAGCGTTCTTCTTCAGCACCTGGATATTCCCCTACAATAGCTATTTTCTCAAAGGGACTACCCGCAACATAAGGTGCATCGGTCATATATTTTCCCCTCTCTTTATTTTTTCTCCAACCTTTTTATAGTACTGCTTAGCTTCATTTATCCTATCTGATTTGTTTTTTATCCGACTTTTATTACGTGCGTCTATCCCACTGTATGCAACCTTGCAACTAAAGCAAGCATATACATCTGCATTAACAGCGCCCCTTAATTTAGTACCGCACTCATTACATTTCATCGGTAACTCTTATACTTTCCAGGCTCACCATCCATTACCCGTTTTAAGTAAGCATTCTTATATTCTTCACTAAGATCGTAACCAAAACAAGTAGAGCCTAAGTTAGATGCAGCTAGCAACGTGTTGCCACTGCCTAAGAATGGAACCATTATATGACCACCAGGTACACAGAAGGTTCTTATGACTTCTTCTATCATTTCAATCGGCCGTTCTGTAGGGTGAACCTTATGCTCAGGATGTAATGATTTAAAGTTAAACTGATTGGTTCGACCAGGTTGTCTAATTACTGCTGAACTATCTTTACGAGCATAAAAGAAAGGCTCATATACATTACCTAAACGAACGTCAGGAACTCTAGTTTGCCCTTGATGGTCAGTTTTTGTCCAGATAGCTGGAAGATCAATAACTTGGAATCCCGCGTTCTCCATGCTAGCTAATACAACATGATACCACTGTATGCCATACCAACAGACAATCCAACCATTAAGAGCTAAGACACGATAACACTCTATAAATAGATTATCTAAAAAGTCTTGGTAATCCTCACTTGATACTTCATTGTAATTTTCTATACCTGGGCTTGTTTCTCTTTCAGCTCCTCTCTTTATCTTATCAAGTGCTATAGCATAAGGAGGGTCTACTTCGATAAAAGAAGCAGCTCTATCAGGAACCACGCTAACACCTTCAAAGAAATCCTTGACTAGGTAACCATTGGTTAGAGTTCGTTTAAGCCTCTCATTCCCATCATTCTGCAAAGACTTTTCCAGATTCTCCGCAACAACCTTTTCTTCTTGCTTTCTTTCAATTTTCTTAAGCGTCCGTAAGGCTTCGCTTTTACTTTTTGCTTTGGATAGTTCATCTTCATGTGCCTCCAAGCCCCGCGCTAGAGTAAGGTCACGACTAATGCTAGCAGGACTTGTTCCCAACATCTTGGCAGTGTCACGCATAGAGTGACCACCACCAGACCCCGCTTGCTTACCGTGACGTTCCTCTTGTAGTTTTTGGATTTGATCTCGTAGAGCTACTTCTTCTTTCCAGTCGAAATCATCTCGACTAATATTTTCCATCAACTCTATTTCTTTTTGGTCTAGTTCTGATAAAGTCTCTGGGTAAATTCTACAAGGAATGTGAGTAGATTCGGATAAAACAACAGCAGAAAATCGCCTTCCCCCAGCTAATAACTTATAGTGATGTTCAGCACTTTCAGGATTACGCATAACAGCTATAGGTTGTATAACACCTTTCTCTGCTATATCTTTAGCTAGTACATCTAAATCTTTATAGTTCTCCCTTGCTCTATCTGAAAACTCAATAGCATTTACAGGTAGGTTATTTAATTCAACTACTGCTTCACTCATTTTTCAGTCCTTAAAGTATTAAGCAACAAATGTAACTGCTCATCATTAAGACCAGCCAACATCTTTTGCGTACGTTTTGGTTTTGACTTTTTGTTAAATTTAGACTGGCTGCGTTCTCGTCTACGCTTGCGTACATCTAGAATTAAGTCAAGTCTATCCTTCTCTGTCAGAGTTTGTAGGTTGGTTTGTTCGCTGATCAGATCCATTTTCCATGCCTTTCATTGTCATAGCTGTAATGTCAAGGTGCTTAGTTATTAAGTCCTTCATAACAGCCGTTGGATCTTTTTCTAATTGCTCAACAAATCCTTGTATTAAAGCTCTGTATGTATGCTTCCGCCACCCGTGTGGAATACAGCGTACAAGTACTGCATGTTGCTCATCAGGTATATCAAAAGTTAATCGCATATCTCCTCGTTAAGTAAAAAGAAAGAGAGGCGAACTTACTTTACAACGTAAGAACGCCTCTCAATCTTCAGAATGTTACTAGAGAACTACTTCTTTTTGATAAAACGGCGGACACTATTTTGTGGCTCACCGTTTAATCCCGTATCCTCAGCGATGATAACCCAACCTTCAAGTCCGAGCATATCTTCAGTTTGAATATTACCACCAGTATCAATACCGAAGCAGTCACAGAACATCTTGAAACGGTTGACCTGCTTGACGTAACGCTTAGGATCATCTTCCTTAGTGACTGCACTAGGAATAGGAAGCCATACACGTATATCGTCTACCAACTTATCATCGGGAACATCAAACGTAAGTGCAAGGTTGAAACGACTTGGATCATTACGGTTTGGAGTTTCCTCCGCACGACCAATCCGTAGCATTACTTCCTCGCCATCTTTCAACGTCTTCAGTTCTTCTGCATCATTCAAGTTAACATCTAAGATTCCCATTTGGGTTTCTCCTTTAAGTTATTAATAAAAGATAAAGACTACTGTGTACCAATCGGTAACACAGTTACGATAATAAAAGATTCTTGAGTGGGGTTCCTAAGCCCAGATAAATGGTTGATGTAGAGGTGACCTCTTAGTCTCCCCATGAGAGTGTATTCTCTCTAACGTCCGAAAGCCACCCCTACAATTTTTCTTTTGGAGGTTTACATAGTGGGTCAGTACTAGGGTACTGATTACCTCGCATCCAAGTATGAGCACTAGTAGTTGTATCATCATCATTCCACAGTTCACGCCACTCTCTATCACTACAACCTGTTAAAAGAGCCTCTCGTTGTGTCGCGTCTAGCTCAGGAAACAGGTCTTGTATGAATGGTCTTTCCTCAGGCTTTTCCGTTAAGGATAAGCGCTCTTTAAATACAGATAAAGGTACTTCTAAACGGTGTATGTGGTTAAGACCAGAATGAATACTCTCTACAACTATAACTGTTCTATGGCTATTCCACATATCTTGTCCATACCTACGTAAAGCACCATACACACCACCTTTATAATCAACTAAGTTATCTAGTTCTTCTATACTACGCTCATCATAGTACTCATCTTCTCTATTCTCTAAGTGATCATTCATTAGAATAAGCCTTCCTTGTTATCATTATCACGACTGGCCTTACGAAGTAGAGCCTTGATATTTGGTTCCTCATTCTGCTCGAATCGTGAGCCGCCCATACGAGTCTCTGCTTTATAGTACCCATCATTCTTAGTTAGCAGAGTATGCTTGACACCACCAGACGAGTTCTTAACAAGAGATACATACTTCTCATCAAAGACCAGAGGTACCTTCTCGCTCAACTTCCCGGCAAGTAAGAGTCCTGTTTCTATCTTGCCTGATACCTCATCCTTGATAAGTCCTATGTGTCCCGTCACCAGTGTGTGACAAGGGTAGCCCATGAGAACACCGAGCCAATCTACGGCGGTCATCTGCTGAACAAGATAGTCCTGTAGTTCTGGGTTACCACCTTTGCGAGTCTTGCCCCGAGTACCTCTACGGAGTATCTCCCACATCATAGAGTCAGCCCATTTCGTTGCACTGTCAAGAACATAAGTCCCGATGTGATCGAACAAGCCTTCCTTCTTACGCTGTTCCATTTCCTTTTCCCACTCATTAAATGCGAACGGGTCTTTCCATGAATCAGCCTCCCACTTATTCTCTACAATGATGTCACCTTGATCAATGCCTTCTTGTAAGGCTAACGTCTTGGTACCACCTGGATCAAATGAGTCTATAAATACTGGCGTGGGGCATGTGCTTGCAAGCTGTGTCTTGCCAGTACCGAAGTCTCCATAGACTAAGAAGTTTGAATACTTACTACTACTCTCCGCATATCTAGCTCGGGTTTGTTCTGCCCGCTCCTTTATACGGAGGAACTTATTACTACTAGACTCTGTCATCTTATTAACTTCCTTTCTTCAAATGGTAAGTAAGTTAGAATGGGATTAAACATACATATAATATAATGTTTATTAAGAAGTTGTCAAGCAGTTTCTTCCTTAGTTTCGTATTTTTTTATTAACCCTCCCATGTCATCAAGACTTGATTGTAAGAAAAGAGTAAGAGAATCTTTCTTTGATTGAGCTGAAGCATTCCTATCCAGAACATCAGCTACACACTTCATAAAAACTCTATATGAGCATAAGAGATCAGTAGTGAGCATACGAATATCAAACTTATCTAGTGTTTCATAGTCAGTGAGGACAGAAAAAGAACTACGATCCGTATCTATGATGTGACTCACTCTATCTTCGATTGACATCTCTGTTTTTTCCCAAGTTTCTTCGTGCATCTTATTTTTAAAGTTCATCGTATTTCTCCGTATTCTTGTTTAGCTTCTATTGTCTCGTCTGTCCAGTCATCAAGTATCCTAGCTAGTACCTTTCTTACTGCTAGTAGTTGTGTTTGTTCACTGTTTGACAGTGCTTGGTGTAGGTCACCTTGTATACTAAGCCCAGTGCCGAGCATGAAAGCAAACTGTCCCTTAGCACGATTACGCCTTTGTGTCCACGTTTTCTTGGTCATTGTGCCGTCATAGTAATCACGTTTCTTTGACTTCTTCTTCTTCTTTTTCATAATTCAACTATCTCCTGCACAGTGTCAGCCTTACGTGGATCCCAATGGTCTACTTCCATTCCAACAGGGGGCTCCTCGCAATGTTGTAGAGGATTATTCCACACGCTACAATAGTCCAGAAAGGGACACTGGCCGTAATCCGAACAAGACTCCGTGTTACGCGGGAAAGCTTTGAGAATAGATTCATCTTCAGTTGCCTCTGTTAATCGGTTATAGTCATTCTGCACACGGTCATAGATTTCTTCTGTTTCAACTAGCCAAGCCTCCATTGCGGAGAGTGTCCTACGACAAGGCACACGCTTGAACTCTGTGTCACGAGCTCCCGCGTATAACTCACCATCCTTCTTTCTCTTAGGTTCATTGGCAAAGAAAGTACCGTTGATTATAACTCCGTAGACCTCGCTCTCAGGGTACATACAATAGAGAACGTGGCTATACACACCGATCTGCATCTTTTGTCGCCATTGAGCTGCCCAAGAACTGCTTAGTCGACTTCCCGTCTTATGTTCAAGGCTGAAGACTCCACGATGGTCACGACATATAGCATCTGTTTTAAAGTGAAGTAGTTTATTCTCTCCGATAGCCACGCTACCTGCTACCTCTATATGTTCTACCTCAAAGTCATCTTCTTTGTAGGTATTACAATACATTGGTAAGGCACGTAGAATGTTAGCGGGAGTCTTTGGTGCATTGCCAGTATCCCATTCATGAGGAAAAAACTCACGGATATATTTCTCCGCAAGGTTAAACCCTTCAGCACATGACTCCGCTGTGTAACCCTTATCGAGTAAGACTTCCATTGCCATGTGCCAAGCACTTCCGAATACTAAATGGTTACTTGGTATCTCTGATTTCCAGCCCAGAACGTAATTGTAGAAGAACTTACGAGGGCAACGCATATAGGTCTGGATTTTAGTGGCATCCAGTACTTGCCAAGTTTCATGCTCTTGCATCTTATTTAGTCCTTTTTAAATGATAGCCTACGTTGAACATATCTTTGCTTACCGTTTTCTTCTCCTCTCCATAGTAAAAGGTTTAGTCGTCCATGCTTCGCTGAGAACATAGAGCAAGCCACAGCACTCATAATACCTGGCCCGCTATGTAAAATAAAGTCTTCAGGGGTTGACTCATCTATCTTACATTGAAACTTTCTGTACATACCAGTCACGTTAAATCTATCTACAAGCCCTTCAGTTAAGAACACTAACTTTCCGAAAGGTTCTGCAGAGCTAAAGTCGTGTCCGCTATTATTTACTATATAAACAGTTGTATTAGTCATCTTTTAGAATCTATTAAAGGGTAAAAAAATAAGGCAGGGGAGCCGTAAGGGACTCCCCCACCTTTTACTTATTGACTATTGTGCTAGTCTTTTCTGGAGCTCTGCAAGAATATCTTCTTGTGATACGCTACCAGAGTTAATCATTTCCGCAAGTTGGTTGTACGGATCTTTCTTAGAGCCTCCGCTCTTACGGACTACACCTGGGGTATAGGTTTCACCAGCCTTTATTGCATCGTCCACACCCTTATCATCAGAGTTAAGGACAGTACGAGCTGCTCCCTGAGCGCGGATGGTAGCTTGCGATACAAAGGTTGACAACACAACATCAGCACCAAACATCTCTACAGCTTCTTCAATCGAGGAACCGAAGTCACGCTCGAATGATACTTCACGATCCGTCTTTGGGGACTTCACGTTGATGGTCACAGTAGCCATCTTATTCTCCTTTTAAAAAGGTTAAGGGAAACATCTTATTAAGTTTAGAGTAAATCCCTAAATCTTATACACAAATATAATACATTGTATAAAGTTGTCAAGCACTATTTTCATCACTAATGAAAATAATTTATAATGACTAACCATATAAGGTAAGCCACACTTCCTACTACATAAAAGAAAAACAATAACCCAAACAAAGCAAAAATACTATAAGTTAAACTAACCATTAAATCAATCAATTACTCTCCGACTCCTTCCTTATTAAAGTTGGGTAATTGTTCTGCTATTTCTTTTATTTCATTTAACTCTTCATCACATTTCTCGGTAACTATAATTAATCTTCGGTCGAAAGATTGTACTTCAGCTACCATGTTCTTAACGGTACTAAGCCTTCTTGCTATATTACTTAATCTTCTTGAGGGATTAGCCTTTATAATCCTAAGCACACTATTGACATCGCCCGCACTTATCATCTTATTGGATTGAGCAAGGTCTAAAAGATTTGTAAGTACTTTAATCCCTTCTGAGCTGACATTCTTAGGAGGTTCTCCAATCTTGGGGCTTTCATTTGTCATAAGGCTTCTCCGTACTTATCCTTTAGGTCTTCAACTCGCCTTAGTAATTCATCGTGCTCTACTACTTCCATTTGTAGCTCTGCCTCCTTTTCTTCCATTGCTTTCTTTGTTAGCTCTCGTGTCTCTACTTCATGTTGATATATGCTAGCAGTACTTTGTATTAATTTACGTAGTATATCTGTTTCGTTGTAGCTAATGCAAGATGATAAAGCACTAAGAAATTTATCTGCAGCTTCTTCTAAAGTTTTATATGGCCCGCATTCAATATTCTCGAACCAATAGAACCATTTATAATCCTTTTGGCCATTCGGAAATGTGGACGCAGCTTTCCTGTAAATCATTCTTTTAACTCCCCTTGTATTATATGAACGTACTGTCTTGTTACTCCTAGCTCTTTTGCTATTTGTGCCTGAGTTTTGCCTCCTTCCCTCAAGCACTTTTCAATGTCTCGCCTCTTGTGACTACGAATTTTTACAGCTCTTTTGCCCTTTGTAATCTTAGCTTTTATACATAGTTTACTTACGTATGCTATACTAGTATTATATATGCCAGCTATCTCTGCATACGTTAAGCCTGATTCACGCATCCATCTTATACTTTCTTCTTTACTGGGAATTTCCGACATCAATAGCATAACAATTTCATGACAGCAACTTTAAATCTATCCTCATCGAAGTTATGATTTGTCCTGTGGTAATCTATACAGAATAACTCTATTGTTTTTTCTAATACCTCCATTGTCATGTTAGTTCTCTCGTAAACACGAGCCAACAATTCTGCGTGAAACTGAAAATGTGAACGAGTCATCTTACAAGATGCCATGGCTTACCTCCAAAGGTAGATGGTTAAAAGGGAAACGACTAAAAGAGAAACAAGAGATGCGTAGTAAATGATGTCTACTTTAGTAGTTTTTATTCTAATAGTTCTTTTCCTTTTCTGATTGAAAACTCCTTCATAATTAATAGGGTTAAATCCATTGTTGTATAGCTCATCTATTATATCACGAAAGGCTGGTTGTGGAGCAAACTTTTTACGTCTCCAATGTGATAGTGTGGTACCTGTTACTCCGATAATCATGGCTAATTGATATTGCTTTAGTTTGTGCGTTGTTAATAAAGCTTCGATTCTTTTGCTATATATAGTCGT